AAGCCTTTGCACCATAAGCGCTGCTTATGGCCAGGCGCAGGGTTCGCAAGGTCTGATCTGTAGCTAATTGAAAGCGCGCGGGCGCACGCGCTAGCACCACGTCGCACCTTCTGTCAAGCGGCTTCACGATCTGAATTCTCTTTAATTAAAGAGGGCACCCTGCCCCCTGTAGCTAAAAGAATAGAACAAGAGTAAGAGTTTGTAATACATAGCAATCGTTAATTGATTGTTTATACAAACTCCTGCCCGGTACCCGCGCGTGCCTGCCCGCAACCTGCCCCTTTTTTTTAAATATGCGCGTTACACGTCGCCCCCGGCGAGAACCCAAAAATAATCTTGCTGGAAAATTGAGGGTAAAAGTTTTGAGTATCAATATACAGGCACTTTAATAAGGTACTTTTTACTGCAAATGCGATTTGTCTTATGTGTCTAGACTGATACAAATGAGGTCTTTCGTATGCTGTCGACTCAGGTACGCCTCAAAGCTGAATTTATTTGCAAGCGCATCGCCAAGTGCGAGGAAGTTCAGCTGAGCGACATGCAGTGGATCCAGAAATGGGCAAATAGGAACCACTCTGTAGAGGCTATGCTGCGTCGTGCACGTCGCGAAGCGATCAACGGAGAGATGCCGCCGGGCAGTTTGGACGAATTTATGCAGAATATGGATCTAGGTGACCCCGACCCGACCGATCATTTACAGGGTGCGCAGGATCCAACCACGCTTGCCGAGTGGTTTTCTAACAAACGCAAGTGGTTTCAGGGCACACCACAAGATGAATAGTACATATTCGCCCGCGTGGGCGACAGACTAAAATATTTTTGATGCTGTAGATCTATCTAATGCTCACTCGCGACGAATACACTCGCAATTTAGCTGCGCTTAATGATTATCTGGCGCAGTTAGCTCCCCGAATCGTGAGGAATGTGTACACAATGAACGAAGGGGCGCCTTACATTATGGACGAAGGGGACAAATTACGTATGCGCATGGATTACGATGATGTTCTTGAGCATGACGCATCTACACTGAGGAGCATTTTTGGTCCTCTTCAAGCGCCGTAAGTTTATTTTCTGTTGTATTTTCAATACTCAGTACTAATTCTTTTAAATATATGACGTAGGTGCGCAAAAGTTCGGCGGCTATGAGGTGCCTTGCGTCTTTTGATTGAAAGTAGTGGGCGTTATGTCGATCAACAGCGTCTAGTGCTGTTTTGATCACCCCGTTCCACGGTTCACGCACAGGGGTATTCCACTCCCGAGCCACGGAAGGGGAGGCAGAGTACCCCTATATGCTAAGCGAAACTAGATTTTTAGAGTTTCTCTAGTTTGAAATAGATGGTTTCAGGGAACTCACAGAAGAATTTAAGTGTCGCGGGACACAACCAGCCTTTTTGTTCGTTACAGGAGTACCATGCGCCGCCCATCTCTTCGTTTTGACGAGTCAACGCCCCGTGGTAGGTAGGAAACTCTTGAGCAGCGAACAAAATACGGTAGTTTTTGCCTTCTTCGAGCAGTTTTTGCTCTTCTAGGGCGCTGTTGATGATGTCTGGGATTCCTAAGACGAAAGGTTCGTGTAGAAGTTCCCTCTCAGTGTCGGTAAAGCACCAAGTTCCATTGAATTTATAGATTTCAATGCAGAGCATTGCGTTAGCCATGTGCTTTTGATGTGATGCAGGGCTACTGTAGCACACGACACGGTCTGTGAGGTTGCTACATTTAAGTATTTTGGTATGATGGATAGAAAGGATTGCTTCGGGCGTCGTGAGTTCTTCTAGTTTTGAGCGTCTGCCCGAACTGTCTCGGAAGCTTCAACGGGATTACGACGTAGATCAGCGTCAACTTCGGCGTCAGATTTTTGATGCTGCGTTAGAGGCTGGGGATTTAGATCGAGATCTGGAGGATATGTTTCCCGATGAGGATCCGGAAGAGTCTCGTTATAACGTCAGTGCCGAGGATTTCCCCGATTACATTCCTTACGAAGGGTTTGATATTGACCCTGATTTAGAAAACTTAAACGCTTTTCGATTTGCTGCTGAAAACCCTAAAGCTCGGGAGTTTGTTTCTCAAAACAGCGACTTGAGTTCGCTGCTGCCAGGAGGAAGTCGCGATGACGCTCAAGCTGCGTACTTGCGGGCTGTTCAGTCCGGCGCACTTAGCCCTGCAGAACGAGAAACTCTTCGATACGCGGGAGATTCGAGATTTTTACAAGGCGAAAGTTACAGCGGGGCGGCCACGGATGCCCTAAATCAACTTCTTCAAGAGTACACAGGCGAGCGTGGCATCGACTACAGCGAAAACATCGATAACCTTGGCGACCTTCTGGCGGAAGCAGATGACATTATTGCTCCTGTTGAGAGGGGTTTGACGACTCGTGCTGCTCTGCTGAACACTGCCGATCAGGCTGTACGGGCCGTTAATCCTTTAACTGAACGTCTCGGTTACGGCGCTACACAGCCAGGACTGCCTTTTGGTGATGAAGCGGCTCGACAAGTTCTGACAAGGTTAGAAAATGTTCGGGAAAACTTTCCTGGAACTATTGAAGAACTTCGGCAACAACTTACAGATCTTCAGAATCTTCGCGGGCTTCAGCGTTCAGGCGCTGGTTCTGTCTTCCCTATCGAAGGGTCTGCAGTTCTACCCCAGGTAGAAGAGGCTATTACACGCGGACGGGGAGAAGGACGGCGAGAATACCTGATGGGGGAAGCGGAGCGCTTCGCTCGTGACCCCTCTCGAAACACGCTTTATCAACTGCAGCGTGATCTGAGCGAAGAAGCGCCACGTGGGCTTTCTGCAGAACAAACATTAATTGCTTTAAATCGCCCTGTCGTTGAGTTAGATCCCTGGTTCCGTAACCCTCCTGGTGCGGAGGTTGTTCAAGAAGCTATTCCTGGGATTTCTTTAGAGCTGGCAGATATTAGAGACAAAGCTCAAAAAGAAGCTTATGCAAAACAAGTTACAGAGCTCAATCAGCTGGTCGAAAGGTACCCAGAACTAGGTTCGTATTTACAGGCTCCTCTTGCCAGTGTTACTCCTAAAGTTGAACGTGACATAGAAAAGCTCCGTCCTTATTTAGATCTTGAGCAGGAGATATCTAAACCTGAAACACGTTCGGATATTTACAATCGTGCTTTTAAAGAACTTGGCGCTCAACCTAGCTACTTATCCCAGATTGAGCTGGACTACACGAGCGGAGAACCCGCTAAACAACGGGAAGCTATCGATCGTCTTGTTTTAATGGGCTACGGTCCTGAGCTTCAAGCAGGTTCGGCTCCCGCTGTTTCTCGCCGAATGCCTGTCGTTGGTGGCGGTGGTTATGCCGAGGGCGCTGAACTTCAAGAGGGTCTTAAATATTTAGACGAGCGCAAACGCGCTCTTGATCGCATTAAGGGTTCTACGAGATCTCTTCCTGCGTCTTCTTCTGTTGATCCGCTTTCTATTACAAATCCTCAGCTGGCTTCTGCTCCGCGCGAAATGCGCTTCAGCTTTGATCCAGATACAAATCAGGTCACGCCCGACCCCTCTGGTGAGTACGGAATTCGTATGTCCGTAACTTCAGCACCTAATCAATTCAATTTGTATTCCGAATTCGGCGGAGAGGAGATGTCCAGGAACGTCATGCGATTCTTGCAGGATAATCCTGTTATGCGCAGAGGTTCTGTTTCTTTCTCGACCCTGGCTCCTGGGTGGTCCGGATACAACATGGAGGCTAAGGAACTTCCGGCTCCTGTGTTCGAAGAGATGAACAAGTTTATTTCTGCGAACGTCTTAAAGGAGATGCAGCCAGGTATGTTGCTGGAGAATCAACCTCTTCGTACATACGACATCGCTCGTTTGAGGGAAGAGCAAGGTAAAGCTCCGTCTGAAAGTTCCACGCTTCGCCGGGAACAACAGTTTGTCGGCGAGCCCCCCAACCGCCGTGCCGCTGCTTATCGCTCCGTTGGATTTGGACCTTTAGGTCGTAACGACAGTCAACTTCTTTACATGAATAGCGAGGGGAATATTGTTCCGCTGCAGCCTGGACGTCCCGCGCGATCTCTTGCCGGCGGAGTTGAAATTGTCGGACCTCGGTTTGAGTCTGATCCGCAAGTTTTGCGTGCTCAGGTTTCGCAATCACGAGAGCCTCTGACTGCCAAAGCGTACTATTCGCAGGATCCTGTTATGGCGGCGGGGCAAGGTTTGCGTGAGTACGGTCGGGCTCTGCGCCGCACACCTTCCGCGTTGTTGCCTGGTGTCGCTGATTTGATCCCTAGTCCTGAAGCTATTCAGACCGGGTATCGCGAAGGTGCGTTGCCGATGGTGCAGCAGATGGGACGCGAGTTTGTGCAGAGTTTGCCGCAGGCGGCTGGGTATTCAGCTGCTTTGGCCGCTGCTCCAGTGTTAGCCCCCGGCGTGGGAGCAGGCATGGTCGGTACAGCAGGCGCTCGTGCACTTAACGAGGTAGTTCGTCAAGAGACCGGTGAAGGTATTGTGCCGAAACTTCGTCAGGCGCTGGGTACCGCATCGCGTACCGGCGTAGCCAATCCACCCCGTGTGGGACCGCAGCCGCTAACTCAGGAGGTTCGACCCTTGACACAAGCGCAACGTGCTGAATTGGAGCGTCAGCAAAATCGAACTGAAGCTCAACGGCGATTCGATTTAGCTCGTGAACGGTTTAATCCCCGCCGAGGCGAATTTGGTTTATCTGAATTGTTAGGGACTAATACCACAACCCTTAGCCGTACACCCAATCCTCCTCGCGTAGAGCCGAAGCCATTAACTGCGCAGATCCGTCCTTTGACTCAAGCACAACGTGCCGAACAGCAACGTCAGCAAAATCGTTCCGAGGCTCAACGTCGACTTGATTTAGCTCGTGAGCGTTTTAATCCACGCCGAGGTGAGTTCGGTTTGTCTGAGCTGTTATTTGGGCGCTAAACTAGATACAGACTCTATGTTGCTGTGAACAGGGATCCTAACGAGTACACAGTCACTCAAGGTGGTGCTGTTTACAGTCGGCCGATCGGTGCTTCAGATTTTGATCAACCCGGCGCTCGTGGCAGTTGGCGTCCCGCTTATCCTCAGATCGATCCTGCGACTTTTTTGAATCAGGCTGTCGGGGAGCGTTTGATGGCTGGTATTGACGAATTCGGTAATCCTATTTTTCCTTTAACTCAAGGCGAGTTTCGTGAGTTCGTTGAAAAACGAATGGACGAGCGTCGTCATCAGGATCTCTTGAAAAATGCCCCCGGTTTGAACCTGATCGACATTATGCGCCAGCGGGGTCTACCTATCAGGGGCGTATAACTAATACTTTCTTAATTTATCTTGTAGCACAATAAACTTTGTAGTCTATTTTACGTTCTTTAGACTTACTACAGTTGCATAACTGTAGTGACTACTATTACGTATCGCGGTGCTACATACGATCGCGAAGAGCACCAAGCTGAGCATCTTGATTGGTGGGCTTTAGTGCATCGAGCAACCCTGTGGTTGTGCTATCGAGGCATCCCCTATCGTCCAGCTTCTTTTAATAAAGGACCATCAGTATTTTGAGGTCAGCGACCTAGAGTAGATAGAACTCGAAGGTTGGGCCGCGTGACTACGGAGTTGCCGGATTCTGAGAACGTGCCGATCGTACGTGAGCTCGAAAAACTTATAAGATTGAACGGCGGAAGTGGACCAACCACCTTAGCTAAGTTCAACGCGAGCACTGAGAGACACGGGTTGAGTCTTTTTATGAGCTGGGATGCTAATGGTGAGCTTAGAATCGAATGAAGTTGATCCTTTTGGGTTGCTTTATCGCGCCAAATGGAATGTTCCTACAGCTGCCAAGGCGCTAGGGGTGTCTGACGAGGAGTGTAAACAGCTTTTTCGGGACTATTGCGCACGCGTTTGGGCAGATGAAGAGGCATGTGACGCAAAAAAGGCATATAAATCCGGCCCGAAGGGTTAGATCTAAGCCTCGATTGCTTCGTTTGTGGTTTAAAGCCCTAGGTGAACGGGCTTCGGACTGTGATTTTGAGTCTGATTTGGCCGCGTGGATACGTACGGCGATATTTTGTACGTACTTTTTGACTAATTTGTTTATATGTGCCGGTGTTGTTCGGCACTGGAACAACTAGATCGTGTTTTATCGCTGCTAAAGTAAGGAAAAGTCTTTGCGTCATGGCTTACGGTCGCTCGCCTTCTGAATTTTTAGAAGAATATATTCCAGTTGTGACCGAAACTCTTTTTACTGTGCCGACTACTGTTGGTGCCGACATCGCAGGTGATACAGGCGCAACTTGGACCCAGCGTGGTTCTGCCGGCATGAGCCTCGGGGACATGCGTCGTTTTATTCAGAATCAGCGGGCTCGCGGTATTCAACCCGGTCCGATTGAACGTGAATTGCTCGATTTAGGCGAATGGCCTAAAGGCGCTGCTTTCCGAGGTGTTTGATTATTTGAAGTCCGGTCCGGGGTCTTCTTTGCCTTGGGCCACTGCCACAGCTCGTTTGTAGAACGGCGAGTTCGTTTTTCCGGCCGCTTCTAGGGCGGCTTTTACTTTCAGCCAGTTTTCACGTGTTCTAGTGTCTATGACTGTATCCCTACTGAATATCCACTTTTAAATGCTAATCAGTAAGTTAGGTGTTTTTACAACGTTTATGTTTAATTCAAGAACCAATCCAATAGGATCTTCCACCACGGAATATCGGGCACCTCTTCCGTCTTTTTTGTTCTTTAATTGTGCTTAGAGCAGATAACTGTATCTATGGGTATAAGCAATTTGACTTTCCACGCTTGAAAGTTTGAACCTGTTCGTTCTATATCGATCAGTTGTTTATCTTCTAAAGAAGCGACAGCTTTAAGGAAAACGTTTCTGCGGGAAGCTGTAACTTTTCCTAGGTAACAGGGTTCGTGAGGGTTGCGTTGTTCGTGCTGTGCAACTAAACGCAGAATGTTTCGCTGATTTGTTCGTAACGAAGGAACAACTGAGTTCCAGACGGTCATTTGAGTTTGTGTTTGGTTTTAATACTTTGAATACCTTTATCTAAGTATCCGTAGTCGCGGGTTTCGGTGACCGTGGCGGCTTCACCGCACACATCACACGTCCCATGCCACATCGTACTAGCTCCTGCGCGAGGTTCGCCGTATAGTGTGCCGCAGAAATTGCAGCACTGATACGCCTGTTCAAGTTTGTTGAGAAAAGCCCTAGGGTTGATGTTCGGGTTCATGGTCGGAGCCCCAGAAGTTTTCGGCCTTTTGAGCTTCGCGGTACAACCACTCGCGGATGTCTTCCCCCGTGGTTTGGTAAATGCCGAACTCGTCTTCACCGCTGATTTGGATCTGGTCGGCGATGACCCTAAACATCTTAGCCAGCTTTTGAGGCCACGCAGATCCGTAAAGATCTGAATCGTCCCGAACGATTTCGTACAGGGGTTTCTTCTCTGGGTTTTTGGTTGGTTCGAGTTTGATGTTTGGGGTTGGATCTGGGTCTTCGACGAGTCGCAGGTCGTGTTCAGTGGCGACCTTTTTCATTTCTTCAGAGTCCCGCAGTTCGTTGAAGGCGAGACTGCAGGCGCCCGACATGATGGCGGTTTCGCAATAACCCAGGGCACCTAAGACACGCTCGAACAAGAGGAACCACGAGTCAGATGAGATCTCCGTAGCATCTTCCATGAGCATGGTGAACGTGTGCTCAGGGAGTCCGTCGTACCGACCGCTGCCGCTGTAGTTGATTTTGATTTCGACCGCCGTGGTTGGATAGGTCATTGGATGTTGCCGGTTTGAAGAAGCTCAAGGACGCGTTTGAGTTTGCCGCACCTTTCGGAGTGGTATCTGTATTCGGCTTGAAGATGGCTGAGGATTGCGACGGCAAGTGCTTCAAACTCTTCGCCGTCTAGGTATTCGTTCATGCTGTCATGTAGACGGTTTTCACGTTGTTCTAGGTAACAACCGTTGTTGATAGGTAGCACGTTGGGTTGGTCAGGGGAGTACTTTGGATGCGAGCCAGAAGAAGAGGATGACTGCAAGGGTGTAGATGGCGAATATGATAAGCAGTGTTTGGATGGTCACTTTTTGACGGTCCAGAGCTGCCAAGGGCAGAGTACACCCTTTTCGAGGGTGAGGAAGGACTTGGCGGCGGCATCTACGGAAACGCGCACAGACTCAGCGCCATAGTCGTCGAATAGGATGGCACCACCTGATTTGACATGGGGCGCATACAGGGCGATATCCCGCATGACTGAGATGCTATCGTGCGCACCGTCAATGTACAGGATGTCGATGCCTTGTGTGAACTCGGCCTTGAGGCTCGGGTAGAGGTCCCATGAGCAACCTTTTTCAATGCGGACTTTGCCTGGATATTTAGATTTGGCTACGTTGGATCGGGCGGTATATTCGATGCGGGACAGCGTGGGATGCTGCTGGGGGTCTCGGATCATCTCCTCAGAGCCGGTGAACGGGTCGATACTGATTAGCCTGCTGTCGGGGTGCTCAAGCAGGTTGTCGGAAAACCAAACTGTGGAAGCTCCTTCGTATATTCCAATTTCAACGATCAGGCGCTTGTCAAATGGGCTAAATTGGAGTTCTGATGCTTCGGGCGTATTGTTGATGAGCGCCCAAGATTTCAGGAAGTTTTGGACCCAGTCGTTGTGAATGCTATATTTCGGATCTAGACTGTGAGGCATGGGGCCATCAGCTTAGTGATATCAGCATGATAAGGGAAACACACGCAGGCAGCAAGGAAATAGATCTTTCGAGCGTGGATATCGCCAAGTACGTAACTAGCGCAAACCATACTGACGGGGATTCGGTAGTAATCGAAAGCGTGTGGGGCGACAAATGCTATGTAAGTTCTTGGCACTTGGCGCCTGAGAAAGAGCTTTATTTTGTTAGAAAAGCGATCGAAGAAGGGCGGCTGTTAGTTTAGTAGTGTTACGATGGTGCTTGCTTCCGTATTACGGGGGTATGCTCTGCTGGCGCCCGAGTGGTGGAATGGTAGACACACAGCACTTAAAATGCTGAGACGCTACGTCGTACGGGTTCAAGTCCCGTCTCGGGTATCACTTTAAATTATCGACATGAAAACTCACCCTTTGATCTGTAGAGTCGCCCGTGACCTTGCCGGATACCACGGGAGAGCTGATTGGGAATCTTACGTCCCGGATGCGACTCACGCGATTCGAGCGGTGGCTGAGTGGACTGAAGATTTGCACAAAGATGCAAAGGCTGATTTAGACCTCACAGACTGCTATATTACAGTGCCGTACTTACACGGCATTGTCGATGGAGCCTACGCAGGAGAACATACAGATTCTTAAAAAGGCGAGAAAGGCTTGCCAAGCATGTGGTCTCCGGTACGGCGAAAGGTGCACTGGAGATGCGACGTTCAGCCGTGGCGTCTGTGACGTCTGTGACAAATTGACTGCTGTTACGGAAGCCGACACATTCGGCTTTTTCTATCGGGGTATCTGTAATCTGAGGCGGCGTAAGTCCCGCATTGAACGGGAATCCAAGCGTGTCACGACATCTAATTGAACTTTGTTTGCACGAGTTTTGGCACGAATCATTCAACGAAGAAACGCTTAGTTCTGCAGCCAGAATGGCAGCAGTACTTAAAATCCTTAAAGACAACGGAATCTCGATGACTCAAACCGAACAGCCCAACATGAAGTTCGCCGTGGGGGACATGATCGGCAAACGAACGTGTTCTGCCGGTATGTCTCTGCCGAATAAGAAAGGCGAAGTTATGGGATATAAGAAGACATTAAGGAGAGACGGTAAGCCCCAGTGGCGTTACATCGTTAAGTTGGCAAACGGACACACTGAGGAATGGGTGCCTGGGATGGTGTATCTTTGTGCTGACGATAAAGCGGAACGAGTCGCGTTCGTATGAGCGAGAAGTGGGATCGTAGGTTTTTAGAACTGGCGAAGCACGTCAGTGATTGGAGTCGCGATCCTTCGACTAAGGTTGGGGCTGTCGCAGTTAAAGACCGACGAGTCTTGGCAACCGGATATAACGGGTTACCGCGAGGTGTTGCGGATTTGCCGGGGCGCCTTAATAACCGAGATGAAAAGTATCTGCGTACGGTGCACGCCGAAGCGAACATTGTTGCGCAAGCTGCTCGGTTTGGTATCGACCTATTCGGTGCTTCGGTTTATGTTTGGCCTTTTTTGCCTTGCAGCAATTGCACCACGCTGATGATTCAGGCCGGTATTCAGCGGATCATTGTGCCTGATCTGCCGATACCGGACCGTTGGTTTTCGAATTTCAATTTGTCGATTGAAATGCTGCGCGAGTCGGGCGTGGATCTTATGCAGCTTCCTGTCGAACAGCAATAAACATATTGTCGAAGCCCCGGATCGCGGCGACTGAGTAACCAAAAACATTTTGTAGGAACTTTATTAATTCAGCTCTTTTTTCGTTATGGGCGCCTGGTCCATTCGATTCGAACAAAATCGGCGGATAACCTGAGTTTTTAATTGTGTTACGAGCACCATCTATAGCTTTTAGTTCCGCCCCTTCTACATCCAGTTTAATCAATCCTATATCGTTCCATTCGTACTCGTCTATGTGTATAGTTTTTACTTCTTCCGTGGCTCTTATCTGATCTTCGCTTGGTTTTATTAGGGACGATCCGCCTCCGTCGTCGCTAACTATGTACAGTGTCATCTCTCCACAAGTATCCATGTGGTTGGTGAGGGCGTAGTTTCTAGGTTTTATATTAGTTTTTTCGTTCAAAAAAATGTTTCCGCAAAGCTGAAAGTACGTTCGACTTTGCGCTTCAAATGCTTCTACGGCGGAAAAATTGTCGGCTAAAAGAATGCTGTACGCTCCCATGTGCGCTCCGCCGTCTATAAAGCGCTTAGTGCTGTCGGCAAATTGTTTGCAAAATTCTATTAAGGGGTGCTCAGGAATTCCAACGCGAAACATCTGACATAAACCTGAGTCGTCCTCGTTCATGAGGAACGCGGGTTTCGGCGTGGGAACAATCAGCTTTTGCTCAGGACCCCACAAGAACCGGGCCATAATCAACTTGCTAGTGGTAGTACAATAACACAAAATCTCGGCTTGACATCGTGTCTTTTCCCGTAGTAAGCACTGGTGTTGTTAATGCACCTCATTGGGTGTATCGTTTGTTCTACAGCATTGACTTTCCTGTTGATACCTTTGTTGTTTTTAATAACAATGGACGCGATCAGATCACGGAAGAGCTGGACCTTTTGACTAAAGTGCCGCATAAGTATGTCAAGAATGTAAAGATCTGTCATTTACCTGCCAACATTGGGTGCTCAGGATATTGGAATATGACTATTAAATGTTTTATGGACGCTCCGTATTGGTTAATTGTAAATCATGATATTATGTTCACGCCTGGTTTTCTAAAGTCGATGCACGAGAAAGCTCAGGACCCCGAAGCCGGCGTGGTTCATGGTGACAACGGCGCCTGGGATGTGTTTCTGTTGAAGGACTGGGCCGTTCAGAAATACGGTTTGTTTGATGAGAATTTATATCCTGCCTATTGCGAGGATTTGGATTGGGGTATGCGCTTCCAACACGACGATGATTTTAAAAGAATCATGTCAGTTGAGGTTCCCTATTACCACGGTGAGTTGAGCGGTTCCTATGAAGATGGTTCTCAGACTTGGCGTTCTGAACCTGAACTCGCCAATAAAATCCACATGGCTCACGAGCTCAATAAATCGTACATGCACGCTAAATGGTCTGAAGCCTGGCAGGGTCATGTCGATGGTAAACCCTATAAAAATCCGTTCAATAACCCGGCATTGCCTTCTTGCTTGACGACTTACAATCTTGAATTCGTACGAGCTAAGAATTTAGGATTCTAACTTGTTAAAATACGGCTATCAGTTATATAGCTGTTATGCCGTACTATAGCTCGCGCCCTTCCGAGAAGCGACTAACGAATCGATTAGAAGAGCTGCTGGCGGAGCGTGGCATCACGTCGTTTCGACTAAGCAAGCTGGCGGATTTATCTCCAACGACAACCCGTAATATCTGTGTTGATAAGTTCTACATTCCAAGTCCTGAAGTGCTTGAGAAAATCTGCATTGTATTAGAGGTGCAACCCGGCGAAATCTTGAAGCTTCGTACTAAAATGGAAGGAGAAGACGTAGCCGCTAGTTAATGTTCTCCGAAGCCGATTACGAATTAGCGGCCCGCGTCCTGGGTCTGCCCATTCCCCGTACGCCTGCTGAGCGTGCCGCTGCGACCCCTATGGTCGCCACGGTGCTCAAGAATTACTACCGTGCTGCTCCTCCGATGCCAGGTCGCGAAGGTGACGGCATGATGACGCAGCCTACCCGGTCGCTTAACGCCTATCCGGACACCAGCCAACCAGAGGTTAAAGTTCAACTAGAGCGCCGTCTGCAAGCCGGCATCCCTAACGAGCAAGCTTTCGATGAAGTCGAAGAGCTCGTGGCGGCGATCATGCAGGATCCCAGTCTGCTTGAAGTGTTCTTGCAGTACGTGCAGAACTGTATGCAGCAGTCTGATGAGGGTGCTGAGTATCTGAGCCGTCAGCGTCCTGCCGAATATGATCTGCCCAACTACGGCGGTCAGTATTCGATGCTGAACGCGCCTTCGTCGAACAACATTCCGCCCAGCGTGGCATTCCAGAATTTGGGATAATGAACGCACGCGAACAACAGCTTAAGGAAAGGGATGTACGTCGGGACGCCCCGGAGTTAGATCCTGGTATGTTTTTAAAATTGTATATTGCATCTACGTTTCCACAGACATCTGCGTTACCTTCGCCGCAACAAATGCAGGCTATGGCTAATGCTACTGATGAAGAAAATGGATTAAAATTCAACAAGAACATGGCTATGTCGGGCACAAAATATGACAATCCAGGAGGTGCATAAGTAATGGCTGCTCTTCCGCTAGGTGTACCCGTTGCAGCCGCCGGTGCTCCCGCTGCGAGTTCTTTAGTCAACACTGCTCTTCAGCTGACGGCAGCTAATGTCGCTCCTGAGGTTATTAAGAGCATCTTAAGTCAAATGCAGGCTCCCCAAGCAACTGGAGGTACTCCTGCAGGGTTTAATAGGCAGAATTTACTTTATCCTTTTCTTACGTCAGCCGCCGGCTCTTCGGTTCCTGATATTGTCCAGGCTCTCCGAGGTAAACTTCCTGATACCTCAGATGCTCCTGGGTCGAAAGCTATCCTCAGCGAGGATTTATATTCTCGACTGATTGAGCAAGAACGTGCTCGTCAAAGAGGTAACGCTCTTTTCGGCCGGTGGTTGGGACTAGACGCTGGGCCTAGTGCTGAAGAGGTATTAGGGGAAATTCGTCAGGGTCGTCGAACCGAACTTGAGGACCTTGGAGCGCGAGAGCGGGCAGTCATTGCTCTCAAAGGACAGATCGATGCGGCTATCCGAGAAATGGAAGTCGGTGCTGCGTTAAAGAGGGCCGAATTAGAAGTTGGTGGCGACATTAAACAACAGGAGCTGAAGTCTTTAGGTGATATACAAAGAGAGCGAGTAAGCTCTAGTTATGATGCTGCAAAGCAGCTACTTAACACCGCCATCCAAAACTTGACTGCGCCGCAGAACTTGGCCTCTAGTTCTGTTCTGCAGCAGATGTCCACGCAGGTCCCTTAAACGATCATGAATCCTCTCGAATACGCCGCAGGATTTTTTGATCCCTCTAATCTTATGAGGGAGACGGGGCAACTCGCCATTAAGGATGGACGTCCCGTTGTTTGGGCGGGGCCTGCCTTAGGTTGGCAAAGTCCTGAGGCTTATTACACCACCGTCACCCCTCAGTATTTTAAAGGTCGTACCGGCGCATCTACTCCTGCAGAACTTTATTCTCGGGCGTCTTATCTGAGCGGTTATAACCCTGATGGAAAAAGGGTCCCGCCCAAGCCAAAAACAAAAGACGAGGAAGCTCAAGGGACCATAACCCCTGGAGATTCCGTGGACGGCAAAACTCCGCCTGCAGCTCCTACCCTTCCACCTCCTCCTGATTTAAATTTACCTGAGACCACGGCGCCGTATTCCGGCACAACAATTCCTCAGAAAGAAGAGGCCGGGTTCGAGCGTCTCATCGATCTACTTGAGCGCACTACAAGTCCGGAGCGCATCGCACAGATCGAAGGGATGCGTGCTGAGAACCTTCTCCGGTCTCAGTTACTCACCTCCGAACTGACCCGCGCCGGCGAACGTGCTCGGTACGCAAGGGATATCGAAAAAGAAAATATCCAAGCGTGGCGGAACATTCGGACCGCACAGATTCAAGCGAATGCTGCTCAGCAAGCTGCTCTGGGTCTGGGCATGATTTCTGCATTTGCTCCGCCTAATGCTTCGGCATTGGCCGGGACTCTTCAGGCCGCGATGCAGCCTTTCTCTAACATGAGTTTTAAGCGAGGTTAATCCGATGGCAGTTGCACCTGCTGCATTAGCTTCTGCCGGCATGTTTGCCGGTACGGGCGGCACGTTAGCTGGCATCGGAATGGCGGCCGGCGGTCTTGGTTCTCTGTTCGGCGGTTTATTCGGCGGTGGCGGCGGCGGGCAGCAAGCTGACTATAGCTCACTGTACGCAAAGCTTGCCCCTATCAATACTCGTCTGACTTACGCCGGGCAAGAACTGATGGCGAATATGGCTCCGTATTTAGGAGCCCAGGCTGCCCAAACTAATCTGCTGGGTCAGTCGATGTACGACATTTTCAGTGGAGCCAAGTCGAAAGAATCTCAGCTCGCTGGTCTTCAGACGGGTATCGCCTCTCAATTAGCTAGTGCAGCTATCGGGCAACAGGAGATGGCGGCCAAAGGTCGTACTGCTCTGGAGTTACTCGGCGGAGAAACTCAGGCCAAGTTGACCGAAAAAGGCGCGGATGTCCTGGGGCTTCAATACACTAACCTGGCTAAAGGTCTGACCGACGTTGGCGTGGGTGCTGGTAATGTTCGGAACCAGCAGGTCATGGCTCAAACTCAAGCTAATCTTGACATCGGTAAGCGTCTTTCCGAAATCAAGGGTCAGACTGAAGGTCAGATGGCTCTCCGTAGGCAGGCTGCTGGTACCGCTCTGTCGCCTCGTTTCGCATGATCAAATCTGTAATCGGCGATTCGACCACGGTTGCTTCGTGGTTGACTTCGCTTGACGCATCAAATAAAGACGCTTTTATTCATTACGCCAAAAACGCTACCAGTGATATCGAAGCGTACCTTTACGCTAGGTTCCTGCGTCCTGGTTATGAAGGCAGCATCGCTGACCTGACAGCCTGGATTCAGGAGAAATTCCCCAAGGAAGATCTTCGTAAAGTTCTACTTCGTGAGATAGATGACTTACAAATTGACATCCGAAATGTACGGGACATGGTTCAGAATCAGATGCTCGACCCAGCGTCAGCGGCGACAAAGATTTCGGCAGTTCAAAAGGAACTTCGTAGCCACATTCAAGCTGTACGCGCTATTTCAGATGGTTTAGATCGGCGTGGCCTCATTCTTGCGGGCGCTGATCGAACCATCCGAGAGCTTATTAATACTCTTGACGGGCAGCCTGGTCTACAGCAATTAGTTGACGAGGCTGCCGTTTTAGTTTGGACTACGATCGAAAATGAAGAGAAAGCTTAATCAACCTTACGCATACGCTTCATAATATTTTCTAGTTTGGTACGAAAGATACCCATAAAAGCATCGTTAACTCCCAAGGACATAACCAGCTCGTCGCCCTCAAGTAACGCACCGAAAGGCAAAATTACAGCAGGTTGATTTGAAACTGGCGTACCGAAGGGATCCGTCCATTCAATAACGCGATCGTTTAGAGATCCGGTGAATAAGGGATCGTCCGTAACGTAAGTTATTTTTTCAAACTTCTTATCTACCATATAAGCACCTACGTGATAAATAAGATAAGGCTTACCATCTGGAGTGCATGTCATATGCTTCCAGTGATAAAAAATTAAATACGCATACCCTAGATTTATAGGTGCGGTAGAGTTGAATGTAGGGCAACCTTTTGTTACAGTGTCTAAGATTTCTGTATTGACCTGCAAAGTAGGGTTGTTTTCCCGTTCGACGACTAAAGGCCGCGTGGAATACAGACAGTGCAGTTCGTCGTTAGCGCTAAAGAACGCCCAGTTTTTTTCCGCTACGCCTATTTCCCTGTTCTTGCCGATGGGAGGGATAGCCGCACGAACTGCCTGGAAATTCTCGTTAAGCCAACAGACTACGACCTTAGGTTGGTGAAACAGCTTTTTTTGATTGGCGTCGAACTTGCTGGCATAGGTCGAGGCAATAAACTGCACATAGAGTCCTTTATCCGGACCAATAAAAAGTCTCGGGTCTTCGTAACTAAGCCGATGTTTATTGGGTCTGATTTTCTTAGTACCGATTACGGCCGTGTTGTCTGGGCTTAGCATCCCGATGTAGATCGTATTTGGTTGCCCATTCAGATAGAAATATTTACTGTCGTAACGAAAGCCAAATGCTTCTGGCTGAGACCGCCAAGCGATATACGTTGTGTCGTTGTTCTTGATGATCGATGGATTGAAATTAGCAACACTGTCTTTTGGGAGTCCTTTCAAAATCCGAGTGAATTTACCTCCGAGGTTTTCGGCTTGCTCATAGACAGTCGGCACCCCCGCCACCGTGGTCTTTACGGGAAGTAGTACATCGCTGTACAGATGAAAGTAACGCGTTTGAGACTGCATAATCAAGCTCCCAGATCGTTAATAGCTGCTGTAAAACCAGTTGCAATAGATTCCCATCGATACTCAGGACGCTGAGTTACTTCGAAACAAGCTTTGGCGGCTTCGTCGTACATGTATTTGTCGTAATACAGATCGCTTAAAAGCTTTGCTGCCTCTTTTACGTCAATCAGGCCGCGCTCGACTCCTAGATCTTTATCTACGATCCACGTAGAAACAGGAATTAGTTCAGCTGCTCCGTTCCAAATATCTTTACAGGCCGTGTGATTGGGCACAACTTGCGGTTTGCGGCAGCTTGCGTGTTCGAAACTGACGAGTCCCCATCCTTCGCCGTCTGATGTATTGAGGCCAATGTCGCAAGCGTTGTAAATAGTGTTTAACAGCTCATCGGGCGGAGCATCCATATAGTTGATGTTATTAGAGGTAAGAATTAGGCGTTGAGCGTCATCTAAGTTACGTCTTTGCATTTCGTGCTTAAATAGTGGTAGGATGTCCCACCCGAGGTCTTTACTGCCCATATGCAGGTACAGAAGAGCGTCCGGTTTATCTACTGCAAACTCAGCAAATGCCTTAATGGTCAGGTCTGTTCTTTTACGCGGTTGGTTTCTATTGGCACTCAGTACGATAAATTTATCCTCAGGTATTCCAAGCTTCTTTCTGGCTTCGGTTCGGTCTAACGGATAGAAACGACCCGTATCGACACCGTGGGGAAGCACCGCCAATTTTTCGGCGTTTGCTCCGCACTCCATGATTCGTCTTGCGCAAGGGATCGTAAAGGTGATTGCTAAATCCCAGTGCTTCACATGTCGGAGCATGTCCGGGTAATAGCTCTCGCTGTCTACAGGGAAGTAAGCGATGAATTTAAACTTTACGGAGTCTTTTAAGAACTGACAGCGTTCCCAAAATTGATTTACGATCCAGATGTCGTTTAAACAGATTACGTAATCGGGTTTTTCTTTATCGATTACTTCTGGTATTCGACTTATTCCAAAACGGTCGTTAGAGCCTGCGGGACAAGCGGGATAGATCTTGTAGGGTAGATCATGCGGATCGCCTGCGTAGTTAATACCTAATACTACGATTTCATGATCTTTATTTAAGTGCTCTAAGACACTGTGTGTAACTCTGGCAAAGCCTGTGTTGCTACAAGCATCACCATACCAAAGGATTTTCGCCATGCAAACTCGGGGAATCGAGTACAATTACTATAACAGTGCTATCAGCTTATAAACATGCCTAGTCGGGAAACTTTTGCATATCGACGTGGAGCACAATTACGGGCACTCAAAGCGTTAGAAAGTAACGACAGTAATACCGTAGAAACTATTTACAGTAAAGCAGCTAATGATTTTCATACGTTCTGTACTCTTTTAGACAAGCCCCCTGCCCCTCACATGCTGGAATGGCACGAGCATTTAGTGACTAACGAAAGCAATAAGTATCTTCTGGATATTGCAGGGCCTAACCTAGACATTCTGGCCCCACGTGGTTCCGCTAAATCGACCGTGCTAAATATGTTTACGGCATGGTGCATAGGACGTCACACGGCAGCAAAAAGACCTCTACAAATTATCTATGTTAGTTACAACATTGCGACTGCTATCCCTAAATCCAGGATCATCCGACAGATCGTAGATTCGTCTGAGTTTCGCAAAATTTTTCCGACTTGCCGGCTTAAGCCAGGTATGCAGTCGGACATAGGTTGGTCTATTGACTACGACTACGCGGGTATCCCGAGATTGGGTGACGAGGAATTTACGCTGCGAGCTGCAGGGTTACGAGGAAGTATTACCAGTAAACGAGCTCACTTGGTTTTAGTAGACGACCCTATAAAGAGTTCAGCAGATATTAAAAATCCTACTATTCGTGAAGAGATGAATAACAACTGGAGTAGTGTTATTGCTCCTATTATTTTTGAGGGCGGACGATCTGTCTGCCTAGGTACTCGTTTCCATCCATTGGATATTCATAAAACAATGTTCATCCCGGAGAAAGGGTGGAAGCAGGTTACACAAGAAGCTCTGACGTATGACGATAAAGGGCAACCTAAGAGCTATTGGCAAGCACAGTGGTCTGTTGATTACTTATTACAACAGAAAGAATTAGATCCTGTAGCATTTTGTTTTCAGTATCAGCAGCAGCCTGTTGCCACGTCGGACCTTGTCGTCTCGCCAGACTTGCTTATTAAAGGCGATGTAGCAACTGAGTTCGATAGCTTGGCCCTCGGTATCGACCTTTCTGCGAGTAAAAACGAGACGTCGGACTACACTGCTTTTGTCTTAGGTGGGCGACTAAAGGATAAATACTATATCGTCGATGCTCATCAGTGCCGTTCTATTGGAAACCTTGAGAAAATAGACCTGCTGTGCGACATGTTATTAGAGTGGGGTATCTTGACTAAATACAATGGAGAGTATCAGCCGACGTACTCAACGGTGACGCTTGTAGTCGAGTCCGTAGCGTATCAAGCTAGTCTGGCTGCAGACCTACGGCGCGTCCTTTTGAACGAGCGTGGGCTCAGTAATCTTCATATTCACGAAGTTAAAGGATTTAGGGGCGACAAGATCGCTCGTTTTAGAGGCACTTTGGGTCTTTTAGAGAATCAAAAAGTGGTCTTTAACAAATATCGTAAGTTCGACGCTTTGTTTGATCAACTTATTAACGTAGGCGCTACAGCACATGACGATTTATTAGATGCGTACACATGGTTGATAACATTTTTACAACGTCGCGGTAGTTTTTCTGTTGAGTATTGAGATGGATACAACTAAAAAACTTTGGGTCGGGATTACTGCGTACGACCCCCTATCCCGCTTGGATAGCATTTTTAAAATTTTGAAGCTTTACACAGAGTACGAGCTTCAAGTTTCGGTGTTTTTGTTTGTTAACTACAAAGCTCAGGACCAGATACCGCAACTTTCTTCGCTTTTGCGTCCTTTTTCGGAGCAAATCAGTGTGGAAATTATCGTCGCGAGCCCCGAGCATGAGGGTTGGTGGCTTACCTGGGCTCATAAAACAGACTTAACTGTTGCTTGTATGCGTCAAGAGTACGATTACTACATATATCAAGAAAACGACATGCTAATTACTTGGGATCACTTTAAATACTGGATGCGTTGGAAACCGAGACTAGCTACCTTGGGGTTAGAACCCGGTTTTATTCGGTATGAGCTATTCGGCGGCAAGAAAATACCGTTCGATAATCACTACAGGTACTCTCTTACCAATAAAACATCAAATGTTTGGAGTGATCGGGGATTTACAGTTGCTAAACAGCTTGTCGTCGACCACGAAATCAAGTTTTTTGCGAGTTTGGGCAGTCCTTATTACGCGGCCATGATTTTGGATGCTGATGATGCGGTTAAATACGTAAAAAGTGCGAGTATGGACCCTCAAAAGAGCGTTGAACTGGTTTCTTTCCGTAACTGGCCTTTAGCTGATCGCAGTTCGATGGGTTTGGCCTTCGAAAACCCGCCAATTGGATACGAGCATCGTCGTTGTGTGCCTGTTGTCGAAAAAAACGGTTATTACGTGCCGCATGACTGTTGTTTATTGCAGCATGACGATCTGAAGTACGCGCCGGAGCTCAGTAATAGGGTTGGCAACTTGATTACTTGCGATACAATGCTTACGATTTGATATTTTTATGGACAACGTCAATCATCCGTCGCATTATACGTCTGGTGCTATTGAGTGCATCGATGCACTTAAAGTACAGCTCGGTGACGAAGGTTTTCAGGGTTACTGCCACGGGAACATCGCTAAATACTTGTGGAGGCACAAGCACAAGAACGGTGTTGAGGACTTGAAGAAAGCCGCGTGGTACTTACAGTGTCTGATTGGTGAGTTAGAATTGACTCAAGATAACAACTGACTTGTGGACGTAAGAGCATTTGGGTCTGTTTACGGTCAGACAGCAACGTTGCCTTATTCGAGTGGGTTTGGTGTAAATCCAAACGGAACTCGCGTCAATTTCCCTGCCTGCCGCGCCATTTTTATTCAGGCAGATTCTAACGCTAATAAACTTTATCTTTCCGTAGAACTTGCTGACGCTCCGAATCAAGTTTCTACGGCTAGTAATTTACAAGGCGATCAACTAATTCCTATCTCTTGCACTGCCATTATCAGCGGTAATGCTCCTGGTGTTATTGTGCTGTATTGATGGCTAACGATCTTTCCGGTTTAGTTACGTACTTGCAAGGCGGTACCAGTCTGCGGAAAAGCGCAGGCTTAGATGCCGATCAGATTATTCGTGCTCTTCGGAAAGGCGCAGCCGTCCAGAGCGGTCCGCTTGATATTTTTAAAGATGCTTTATTGGCCCGAGCAGCTGAAATTAAAGCACTCGGCTCTATTTAGTGTCGTTATAATTAAGTCATGGCTGACCCTTTTATCGAAGCCGGTGATTTTTTCACTAAGGCTTTTAACGCTCAGGAATTAGCTTCCCGTCGTCAACGCATAGCGCAGCGTCCTGCCATGCGTAGCGATAGTTATGAAAATCAGGTCAGTGAGCAGCCCCTGAATGCGCCTGTTCCTCCTCAGTACGGTCCCTACGGAACTTACGAGGATGAGTTTATGCCAGAAGAGGATCCCACGGAGTCGATGAAGGCTGAGCTTTTGCGTAAAGCGGCCGCCAAGCGTGGCCCACGTACCGGTATTCCTGTCTATCCCGGCAACGGAACCGTAACTCCCAGTGTCTGAAGTCGCTAAAAAAAGAGACCCGAAGAAATGGGCAGCCGCTAAGGCTAAAGCTCGCAGGCGTCTGGGCGGACACTCGGCCCGAGCCATGCAGCTTGCTGTTAAGTATTACAAAGAATCGGGCGGTCGCTACGAGGGTAAAAAATCCAGCAAAAACAAGTTGAGTCGTTGGGGAAAAGAGGACTGGCAGACTCGCGAAGAATACGAAAAAAGCAGTAAATCCTAGTTATGGCGGATCTAGCGCGAGAAAAAGGACGCACCGAGCGTTATTTACCTAAGGCAGCGTGGGCTTCAATGTCCGCTGAAGAGCGTAGGGCGACGGATGAAAAGAAAAAAAGAGCCACATCAGGCAATAAACCTGTTAACACTCGGGTTCCAAACACTGAAAAAGCGAAAGAGGCACGCCGTCGCGCCTCCGCTTATATTAAAAGTAAAGGTAAAAAGTGATGGCTAAGATTCGACTTGCTGGTGAGATATTCTCTGGATATAACCAGCCTCGCAGAGATTCGGACGGCGGTAAAAAGTTTGCTGTCGCAGCAAAAGAAGGGGATCAGGTACGATTAGTTCGCTTTGGTGATCCTAATATGACAATCAAAAAACATATTCCCGAACGCCGCGAGAACTTTAGAGCCCGTCATAATTGTGACAATCCTGGAAGCAAGTTAAAAGCACGCTACTGGTCGTGTAAACAGTGGTGATATTTAAGAAATTTTAGTTGTTTACTTGTAAGTCCTGCTAAACTACGCAGGCCCTCTCAGCATCACCATGCTGTTCGATTGTTTTTTGTACTTCAATGAACGTGAGCTTTTAGAGCTACGCGTGGAAATGCTTAAAGATGTCGTTGATGGTTTTATCATTACGGACGCTAACAGAACTTTCAAAGGCGACGAAAAACCCTTCACTTGTGTAGACACTATTCGTGAGCTCGGATTACCCGAAGACAAAATTCAAGTACTGCATGTAGAACTGCCGCCGCCGGATATTGCGCCTAGTCCTTGGGTTCGGGAATATTCTCAGCGCGACGCTCTGGCTGTTGGTATGCGGATGACTCCGCCAGATTCTGTTTTCTTCTTCAGTGATGTCGATGAAATTCCCAAACCTTCTGCTCTATTGGAAGCTGTTGAAGTAGCTAAAAAAGATCGTGATCGCTGTGTTCGTCTTTCTATGCCGATGATGTACGGTCGCGCAGATCTTCGGGTTATGAGTCCGGATGGAGATAAAACTAAACCTCCCACTAATTGGACTTGTGGCACCGTGGTTCTTCACGATCATTTAGATAAAACCTTGTCTGAGATACGTCGTAACCCTAACGATGTAGTCGTAGGGGATTGTAATGCGGGGTGGCATTTTAGTTGGATGGGCGGCGCTGATCGTCTCAAGCGCAAACTGACGTCTTTCTCCCATTGTTACGACGAAATTCCTAACGCGTATGCTCCTGCATACAGCCAGGAGATGCTGGACTACTTGGATAGCTATAAAGCTACTGTAGGAGGCACAGATCCTCTTGGTCGTAAAGACCATATACTGACCTCGTATCCGCATGATCTTTTACCGCCAGAATTGTTTAAACTGGAACGAGTGAAGGAGTACCTGCTCCCGGACTCCTGATAACTTTGTAAACGAGACATGCCTGCGGACAACCTCAGTATTCGGCAACGCTTTAGCGAAATTCTGGAGGCCGCACGCACTCAGGATCGCACTAAGCAATCCGCCACTATGGTGGTGCTCAGTCACTTGCAGCAGATGACCCTTCTTATGGTTAAGAAGGGTCTCTATTTTTATTGTGATCAGGATACATATAAAGCTCGCAGTAAGTTTCTTGATGACCTGATACAACTAAACAAACTGGATATCAGGTTTCCAGCGATCATTCGCAATTTTTTGATTGATGGGTGCGGTTTGTTTTACTTTCGACCAGACCCCAAACTTAAGTATCAGATTTATTTCTTCAACAAAAATCAATATCGGGTCTACCACGACCTTAACGGCGAGATCGAAGAGACCGTCATTCTGTATTCTTACAAAATTAAAAACAGTAATTTAGGACTGCCTACTAATAGCTACGGGCAGAACAAGCGCTATGTGCGCATCTCGATAACAGCAGATCAGATTCAGGAATTCGAGTCCGACACCGAGCTCAGTTTTGAGCTTGAGCCTTCCTCTTTAATAACGCCTAAAAACACTCGCCCCAACACGCTCGGGTTTATTCCCGCCGTGGAAGTTTTGAATAAGCCGAATGCAAGCGGCACAGAGGGTGAGGGCGAATTTGAATCGTTCATGCAGCAGATCGTTCTGCATGATCAGATGATGCAAAATATCGCCAAGAACATTGAGTTCTTCGGCAATCCCACGCTGATCAGCTCGCGTCCCCGTAGCGATCTGGTGGAAGCCAGCGATACGGATCGTAACTTCCGTCCGACTATTAGCAGCCAGAGTGGTTTCGCTGGTCTAGATTCTCCGTCGACTCGCGTATCGGATCCGTTCGGCTCGCAAGCTGGACTCGGTGGTTTACGGGTTCCTCGCATTATTGCGAACGTTGAACCGACGGACCGCGTGGGTTACATGACACCTGACCCCGTTAACGGGGATATGAATCGTTATGCACTTCTACTGCGCGAAGAAATTCGAACCGCACTCGGCGGCGTTGATGAAATATCGATTAGCGCCGGTGCCACTGCGACTGAAATTAAAGGTCTTATGGGCCGCGCTCAAGCGACTGCTCTTCGTAAAAATAAGAGCTTTTTAAGCTACGGCTTTTGTCGCCTTCTGGAGATGATTATTTATCACCAGGAGCAGATCTTCCGCGAGAGCTTTATTTCGGTTATGGGCATGGCTCCGCCGAAAGAGCCTAAGGAAGATACGCCAGAGGCGGCGGAAAAATACCAGAAGAAACTTGCTAAATACGAGCAAGACGTAGATCTGGCTATTCAGACAGCGCTGACAGAAAATAAAGTTCCTGGCGGAGTTTATGGCCTACCGCCTGACGGAGATCGAACCGTAACCTATAGGTTCCAGGGCGATGTCTACGAGGATACTGCTTACGACATCAACCAAAAATCTATTGTTGTTCGAAATTTGCAGGAGCTCGGTGTAGACAGCGTGGAAGCCCTGCGCTATCTCTTCCCCGATAAAACTGATCTAGAGCGATCGGAGATGTTGAAGGGTTTCCCCTTCCGAATGATTCAACAAACGCAGGCCGCACTACAAAATTTCCTGCTAACATTAAATCAGCTGATGCAGTCGCCGCATCCTCTTGCGCCGACACAGCCGCTAGCGGCGGACCCGAGGTTAAACATAACGCCTCTTCTCTACCGCACATTCGATCACCTTGCGCAAGAATTAACTTACTCGGGCAGCTATGAGCCAAGCGATCCCAGCTTCGACCCCGAGCCCGGTCTCCCCGGCAGTAGCGGCGCCCCAGGCGGCTCCCTCCCCGGAAATGGGCTCAACCGCTTACCCGCAGTGGGTGGCGCAAACCTCTACCCCGGCGGTAGCTTCGGCAACTACAGCCCAAGCGCCGTCGCTGGCACAACTGGCTACGGACCCTTCTACCAACAGCCAGTACAACCAGTTTCCGTCCGTCTCCTCCCCGAGCAACCCGTGGGAGGCAGCACTGGGCAGCCTGGATCGGATCGTCTCTCGGCTCTCCCCGTCCCCCAGCCAGACAGCGTCGTCGCCGCAGCTCCAAATGGAGCAGCCGGCTATTCAACCGAACAGTCTGACTACACAGGTCCAACAGCCCTGGGCTTACCAACCCCCTACGGCTCAGCCGACCTACTCCAACAGCGTCTCTACGACCCCAATTTCCTCGCCGACTTCTACGGCGCAGGAGCCGCAGTTAAGCCAAGCAAGCGCCGCCGTCGTTAACCACTTCGGTCTGGAAGCTCCTGCGATTCTTAACCAGTACTCCACCACGCTGGAAGATGCTCTGATTCAGCAGCATCAAACTCTGGAGCAGATCGCCACCCGTGGCATGGCCATGGAGCAAATCCTGACTGATCCTGATCAGCTGGCTGATTACACCAACCGGTTCTTTACCGAGGTGTATCCCACCGATCTGCGCACCGACGAGCAGATCGCCGCTGATAACGCTATGGCTCAACAGCAGCAGGCCTATCAGCCCAACTACGATCAAGTTCCTGCGGTCCCTGCTAACGCAACCGCCGGTATGCCTGCTCAGGATCCCGATAGCACCTGGCAGCAGTTCAGCCAAGTGATGAACCAGGCCCCTGATCAAGCTTGGCGTTACCTGAACAACATGTCGCCTGAAGCTCTGCGCTCCAAGCTCTTGTTCCTGGACGGCAACTGATGTACTCTTAGCCCGGATGCCTTGGACGAGGCTCCGGGTGATAGGGACGAGCCCTCGCTTAGGCGGGGGTTTTCTATTGGTAAAATCAATTAAAGACTTTTAAAAAGATGCCTTTTAAATCTGAAAGTCAGCGTAGGCTCTTTCACGCAAAAGCTGATAGGGGCGAGATATCTAAATCAAAAGTAGAAGAATACGAACGAAAAACCAAAGGCAATTTGCCCGAACGCGTGGGTAAACGTAAGGAAGCCAAGCGCAAGGCAGTAAAATACAAGCAAAGCAAAAAGAGCTGATCGATGCCTAATTCTCTTCAACGTCAGCGGCGTGCTGTCGGCGATAGCGCCGAAGTGACTCAGCTCAAGAAAGAGCTCGAAGAACTTAAGGCTAGTTACGCCCGTGACGTCGCTTTAATCTCAGCGGATATTCGCGAAATCGCATCTCGTGTAGATGCACCTGCAGATTCGGCGCCCGCTTAGAATTAAGGCAGCTGGGCCGCCGTAGTGTACGTTCCTTTTAGAAATTACAAATGCGATACTGGCCCTCATGAAGTCCAAAGCGGACCCAATCATGAGGGTTATATCGTTGTAAGTTCTGGTATTCAAGATACGGGAGCGGATGTAGGCAAAATTGTTGCGGGCACGCCTAATTACAGCGGTTACTACAACACAGATTGGCGCCAGGTGCCTCCTGCTGTTTCTGGGTATTGGAATGATTATCAAGAGGTTCAGTATTCGCCGAGTGGCGTTTTAAGTTCTTACGACGGTTATCGTCCGGTCACCGTCGACACGATTGGCGGGGTAAAAGCGAGTACGTTTACCGGACCGGATTACGGTGTTCGGGATGCTGGTAAATATACATACTTCGGAGGGTCTGCACCTGACTCTCAGAATTACGATCCGTATAACACTCCGGGCGGTAATACCGGTGCGCAGGGCATTACAGGCGGTGGGGTAACTCACGGTCGTTACGAGGGCGGCATCCTAACGAATGTTCTTGGTTCGCAGGGGACGGCTAATCGTTCTGAGTGGGTTTATAACCCTCCGGTGTACTGCCAGACGTTCACACAGACTGTTAGGTCACAGGAACCGGGCCTTATGTCTACGCCCTTCAGGTTTATGTACAGAGGTCGTGCAGCCAAGTATGTGTCTAACTATGGTTCTATTTACTACCAACTGCCAGAGAGCGTACGTAATCTCAGCCGTAAATTAGGTTAACGCTAAAAACGAGACACTTTTTGTTGATTGGTAGTTAATTTGCTTTAAACTTACTCTGTAGTTTCTGGAGATATCGACAGTGTTTGTCGATAATGATTTCCCGAAGCTGCTCGGCGCCGAACTTTACCGTCCGCACCCTGCGTACGTTGTAGAGATGGCTGCAGAGCCTGTGGTCGTTCATGACTTCAGCAAGCAGCCTGGCCAGACTGTGCAGTTAGACCGCTACAGGTTCTGGGGCAATCCGGGCAGCAAAGAGTCACGTGAGCGTACTGCTGAGCAGACCATCGGTACTGCAAACAGCCGCAACATCGTGAAGGATAAGGTGCTCGTTACTCTTCGCGAGTACACCGGCCCTGCAGACCCGAGCGATCCTACTCAGCCCAGCACTTTCAAGATTGCTCGCGAAACTCTCATTACCGCGCAGCGTCTTCTGCTGGACACCGGCAACCTGACTGGCTTCCACCAGTCCATCGGTTCGCTGACCCTGCTCGACGACTATCGTCGTTGGCGTGACCGGGTGTTCATCAATGAACTCCTGAAAGCAGTTTCCAAAGGCCAAGCTTCCGACTCCCAAGGTGGTTACTACTACCCTGGCGATCTTGCCGTCGGTAGCCTGACCTACACCAACGCCGAACAAGCTAAGTTCGACGTTAAGGACGACCTGCTCCGCGTGGTTAAATCCATGCGTAAGCGCAACGTCCCCACCTATCAGGACGGTTTCTATCGCTGCGTTTGCGATCCTACTTTCCTGATGCACCTGCGTCAGAACAGCGATTTCCGCGAGGTCGCTCGTTATCCTGGCAACGGTCAGATCAACCCCCTCATGTCCGGTATGCAGCCCAACGCTGCTATCTACATGGGTCAGGGCTTCGGTCAGGCCACCTTCGTGGCTGGTGAGCCTATTATGCCCACCGGCTTCGTGTTCGAAGGCGTTCGCTTCTTCGAATCCACCAACATGCCTTCTCAGTCGCAGACTGCCACCATCGGCGGTAGCTCTGCTTCTTACGAGAGCGCTATTGGTATGTTCTTCGGTCCTCAGAGCGTAGGCGTCGGCATCGGCGGCAACAACGCTCAGGTTCTGCTGAACAACAATGACGACTTCAGCCGTTTCATCATGATGATTTGGAGCCTGTACGCAGGTTTCGAACTTCTGAACGCTGATTTCGCCACCGTGGCTTACTCCTTTAACGCTTGAGGAGGTAACTAACGATGGCAATCAACTCTAACCAGCTCCAAGTTGCCAAAATCTTTCCCGGCAACTACACCAACGTTCTTCGTTACTGGCACGAAGAGAAGTCCATTCCCAACATCAGTGAGAATGGCACCGCTGAAACTCTGACCAACCAGCCTGTCGGCGGTCCGGTCGGTGTTGTGTTCCGTCCCGGCTGGATTGCTCAGCAGGCTATCGGTTACGTTGACCTGTCCTATCAGGCCAACGGTTCCGTTAACCAGCTTGAATACTACACTCAGCCTTACGGTTCTGGTCTGAACGGTTCTAACCAAGCCTTCAGCACCGCCAACGTGATCATCCCCTCCCCGGATTATCACAAGGATGTCCGCACCGACATCGCAGACGGTATCAAAGTGCCTGCTGGCGCTTATGTGTATCGTGCTTCCCTGCGTGTGGACGGCGGCGACGTGATCAGCAGCGGCGTGGGCGGCGGCAGCGCCACTCCTCAGCTCTCGCTGGTTCCCGCTCTGAGCGAAGGCATCCGGGGCGACGGCACCGTGGTGTCCGGCCAGTTCGCTGTGTCGGTTATCGGTTCCAGCAGCCGCATTGAGAACGGCAGCACTGCTTCGGTGAACATCATCGACTCCAGCAAGCTGTCTGCTCTGAGTGCAGAAACCACCTGGAAACTGTCCGCTACCCGCAACCTGGGCGGCGTTGTTGCTTCCGGTCTGGCTCTGGCTTCCGGCACCTTTGATCCTCGCGCTCAAGCTGGCAAGCTGTCCGGTAAGGACAAAGCTCTTGCCATCTGCGAACTGTGCTGGATCGTGCCCGACGCTCCTCCGAAGCGCGACGATGTCGTGCTGCAGCCTGGCGGCGTGGTGGAATCCACCATCTACACCAGCACTGTGCCTTCCTGATAGACTCAGGTTTGCATGGGAAAGACCCCTCCTTCGGGAGGGGTTTTTTATTGTCAGAACATCTGCTGCATCATTCCGGAAGTCGGCATCGGTGTTTGGATGCGACGCAGACGTTCGCGAGCTTCTTGCATGAGGCGCTCTTTTTCTTCGTCTATTTTTCCTTCTACGATTTGTTCCACAAGCTGTTCGGTGTACATGCTCGGGTTCATGGTTCTAGCGCGAGCATTTAAATTTTTTACAATTTCGTTCTCGCTCAGACCACGCTGGCCCAAGGCACGCAAAAGTCCGGGATCCGTGGCCAGTTGAGTTAGCTGGGGAATGGTCTCAGCACCCCCCAGCAAAAGAGAACTTCCAATTTCCGCTGCTGTATTTAGCGCCGCAGCTTTCTCTTTTTTCGGAGACTGTTTCTCTGACATCATCATTTCTACTGGAAGACCTATACCGATATCAGGCGCTACCGCATATACTTTTTGCAGGATGCCACGTATGCCTGGTGCTTGCTGAGCAAATCTGAACAAGTTTAGGGGGTTCGGCATCGTCAGAGTACTTTTTTACATTCTAACTTTGTCCTATACTGCGCGAAAGTCGTATCTCTATGATGACTGCCATCGTGACTGAACAGGACATTACTTTTACTCCTAGCGGAGTTAAGGTCGATATTTTAAGTACTCATGATGACGGTGAGTATTTTATGGTGCGCTCAAAAACAACAGGTAAAGTTTTCTTCGCTCATAAAAATCAAATCGATCAGAAAGCTGCTGAAGCTAAAGATTCCAAAGGGCAGGCAAAACCCGTTAAGGGTCGCCGAGGTCGGCAAGTTGTGAAGCCGCAAGTGCCCGCACCAAATCGCTTCAACCTGAATGCCGCCACTCCGGAGCTTCTGACTCAGGTTCTTCCTGGCGTGGGGCTGAAAACTGCCAACGAGATCATCGAGTTACGGATGTCTCTTCCTGGCGAGCGTTTCACCAAACTTGAGCAGCTTCGCCAAATTAAGCATATTAATTGGGACGAAATCCTCAGCGACTCGATCTACGTTGAATGAGTACAGACTCAAATAAATAAGGATTACAATAGAGATACTGTAGGCGTTGGTAGTTGTGGCTCAATTTACGCAACAAGAGCTGGAGCAACTTCAGAGTTATTTAGCGCAGCAGGGTGTTGTATTTCAACCTGATACTACTGATGCCACTAAAAGAGAGATAATTTTTGCGACGGTTAATCAGCTAACGCGTAATCCTGCGCAAGTTTTTGGTCACAGGCTTGATGACTTTAACTTTAGTCGTGTTACATATCACTTAGGGTATAATATCGCTACAGTTCCCGCCGGCGATTACGCTCGTTTACTTGAAGCTTGTAATAGTATTCCGAGTGAGTTTTATTACGACAAAATAATCCAGCAGATTGAGCGCTGTGAGGAAGCTGAGCGTCTTACTGAACTAGCTGCTGGTCGCGCCACGAACCGCCAAGAAACCATTCTTGGTGACGTTAACCGTTCGATCAATATCCAAGACAAAACAGAAGTCGCTAAAGTCTGGCGTCAAAACTACCTGTATGAGACCGGGCGTCTCGCCGAAATGCTCTACGTAGCTAACTACAAAGACCCCGTGGCGTCCAGGTATCGTTTTGAACGTAGTGGTGCAGAATTTATTCAGGCAATACCTGGCCCACCTGATGTGTCTCGTGCCGATCGACTATATTTCTTTGCTGATTGGCGCTAATATGTACTCAGGTTAGGAATCTGGGATGTCTTACAGCTCATACGAAAAGGCTGTTAGAGCGTTAGTCGAAGGCGGCCTTCGGATGATCAATAACATGATCCCGGATGTTCCTGCTTCTGCTACTCGCCGCAGTGCTGTTCAAATTTCACCGGCTCAAGGTGGCGGTACGCAACTTCGTCTTCCTTTAACTCAGCCTGGTCGGGGCGCTCAGACTTATTCGCCTACCAAATCAGCTGCGCCTGGAACTACCGAAACTATCCGTAGCGGTCAGCGTAGTCTTCCCGCCGAAACTTCCGCTCAGCGTGGGCAGCGCTTGCTGGGGCAGGCTCAAGAATCCGGCCTGGTCGTGCGCCCCACGGGGGGTGTTCGCGCCGGTTACGGTTCTCCTGAATTTTCACAATACGTTTTTGATCGTGCTCGGACGCCTCGTACTACCCGTATGACGCCCACGGCGATTACTCCTAGTCAGCCTCAAGCACCTGTGCCCGACTGGGCTCTCCGCGAACAGCTCAGTGTTGCCGATCCTGAAGTTTATAAAGCTGTCCGTTCTATTGCAGAGAGCACGGCCCGTGAGCGCGGTGTTCGCGCCGAAGATGTCATGGAGGCGCTTCTTAGTCCTCCCGGCAGTCCTCGTGCCGGTCTTTTAGAGCAACTTGCTCAACCTAGCGAGCTTGTGCCTTCCCCTCGCGGCGGCGTCGGCCCTACCGGCGAGCGCGGCGCTCTGGTTCGTTCACCCGGCGGTAAGGCTACCGAAGGGCGTATCGAACCTGTTGATGTTTATGAAGTCATTGGAAGTCAGATGCGACTTCCTGAGGGTCAAGCTGCCCGCGCTTTTGCCGGCCGTGGCGGCGTCAACATGATTGACATCGGTCAAGCACTTCAAAACCCAGAATTTGCTCAAGCAGTTGCAGGTCCTGCCGCGTCGCGAGCTCAACAGGTAGCTGAAGCTGCAGGCGGTCGAATTCCTGTCGGTCCCTTTGTGGGCGGCGGCATTCTTGGCGGGTTAGGTTTGGGTGCTTACGTCGCTAGTCAGCAAACCGAAGCCCCCGGAACAACTCAATTAGGTACTCCGACTGCGACTGTTGAGGCTGGGGCTAACTTACCGGCTGTCACCGGTGAGCCTTTGACGCCGCCTGTCGCACCCCTTCCCGGGGCGACTAATGCTGTTCCTGGCACTGTCAATCCCAGTTCTTTAACTCCCCCCGCTGCTCCTGCGGTGCGACCTGGCCCTCCTGTCGCCCCCGGACCTGCGGCTCCTGTTGTTAGTGCCGCCGGAGCGGGTTCGGTTGTTCAGCAGGCTAACGACGAAGATTCCAACTATCGTCAAGCTGTTCAAAACGCTGCACAAGCTCTACGTCAAGACGCTAGTCAGTACGGTCCGGGACAGGCCGGTGCGTTTTACGCCGCTCAGCAAGCATACGCCAAGGCACCCGGTCGCGATGCTGAAATTATCGGCGCTCTTCGCGGCATGGGCGCCCCTGGCTCCGTGGGCATTGAGAGTGACGCGGCTTTTGAGAGCTGGGCGAAGGCTAATCCTGTAATGGCTTATCAGCTGCAACTTCGTATGCAGCGTCGCGGTCCTAGTCAGCAAATGCCCGTAGCACAAGGTGCTCAGGTAGGGACCACGCTGGGAACTAATTTCCAGAACAACGCTATGGGCCAGTCCCAGGCTGCTGCCCAGAATGCGGTGACGGGTACTCAAGGCGCTGCTGATATGGCGGATGCTCTTCGCCCTCAGTCATACGCCACGCTGCAAGCGCCCCGTAGCGCTATGTACGCAGGGTACTGATTCTTCGTCGAGTCTCTTCGCACAAGCAACTTTGAATCATGTCCAACTCCCCTTTTCTCACAGCCGCTAATTTAGGCGGCCCTTACTTCAAGGACTACGTCGGAGGTTTTACTCCTGACATCGATACTTCGTTCGGTATCGATCAGCTGGGTTCGGCTTTTACCGGCCCCTCCTCTATATCTGCTGACACAAGCCCGGCTAAACCCGGCGCTCAAAGCCCTTTTGCCAATGCGTGGTTTGGGGGAGCGATGCTTATGGAAGGCATCGGTAATCTTGCCCGAGGAATTCGAGGTATGGATCCGGTCCCTGGTATGGCGGGGTCGATGATGCAGCAGTATCTTGCGCAACAAAGAGATGAGGATCGTCTTAATAAAGTATTAGATAGACTGTACCCGAAGGAAACTAAGAGTGCCGTAGCTGCTGCTATGACGCCGGCTGTCCTTAAGACCGATAACCCTATCGGTAATTTCGGCGGGTCACCTTACGGGGTTTACTCGTAAACACCTTTTAGCACGGAGTACTACTCTTGGCCTCTACTTCTACCAACAAGCAGCCCTGCCTTGTAGATCGTCCGTTCCTACGGGGCGCACGAATTACTTCGGCGACCACGACTTGCGATCCTACAAACCCGAGTCTGACTGATCTGATTCAGTTAGTCCGCGTGGGCGACCTGCCTTCGGAAGACGGGGCGCTGGTCGAAGACATTACGATCGTTAGTAACGAAGACTATCCGGACAACAGCGGTGTCCGTACTGCTGATGTCGGCATTTATGTGTACATGCCTAACCAAGCGGCACCTTCTACTTCCGCCGCCTTGATGGTTGGTCGTTTTGAAGTCGGTCTTAGCGGTTCCACTTTTGGATACCCTCTGGGCATTCAACTCCCCGCTGTCATGGCGCCAGTTCCTCGTACTGGTGACACAAGTTTGATAGCCCCGCTACAGCTCGGCAAAAACGAAGGTTTGTATTTGGAAAAAGGCTACATTCTTTGCGCAGGATACATTGGAATTGGTCCTGCAGGCGCTTCTGGTGTAGCTGCTTCTGGTGGTCTCAGTGCTTCCGGTATTACGATCCTGGCTCAAGGTGGTTTCTATTGATCCCTTATGAGCCGCCGAAAAGGATCCGATAACTTTGGGTTTCGTCCTTTCGAAGCTGGCGGGAAGATTAACAAAGTCCCGGATGTAATTGGCGCAGATAATCCCACGGCGCTTGGGCGACCTCTTCCTTTTCACAGGAGATTTCGCCCCGCTGTAGGAACAAAAGATTTTAGTGTTCTTAGCGATTACGATTACGCATCTCTATGGTCTAGATGGCGCCGTGGTTATGAGCTGTCTATGTACGCTCAGCAGGCGTATGGCGGTCTCACTTATAGCTTTAAATATTACGTTTCTGGCGCACCTGGCTTAGGTATTTATTTGCCGGGAATAGCTTTCATGTATCCGACGACAAGATCGGATATGAAGATGTGGATGGTCGGTGTCAGACCTAGGGATTCTTTTAACTTTAGAGACTTTGGATATTCTGTTAAATCAGTTAGTGATTATGACGACAGCACATACGCCGTAATTCTTAGCGCTAATTTCGGAGCTCCTATTTCTTTCTTTTCCGGTGAGGTGTTATCCAACAGATTCGATTCTTCAGGAGCTGAAAAACAGTTTGGATTTAATAATTACACAGTCACAGCAGTAGGTTTTAACGGTGTGCCTCTTGCACCTTCATACGCGCCGATATTTAACACCCTATTTTTGTCGAAAACTCCAGAGCAAAGTTGGAGCGTGGTTGACGCAAATACGCTCGCTGTCCCTGCTTCGGGTCCTCCTGGAGTCGGTGAGTTTTTAACTACTGAGATGCGGTCTCAGTGTACATGCCCTGATTTTCTAGGTCGCGAGGGTTTTGATCTGTACCAAGCTTCAATTCGTCGTAAATACCCCTATACGGGTGTTTTTAATCTTGTGCCCGGTGAGTACGACGCAGGCCCGGATCAAACGCCCAGAGTCTCTAATAGCATAGATAACCCTGGATACGCCAGAGACTTTGGTTTTATATACTTAAATGAGATCTACAATACACCTTCTTATACTAATCAAGTTTACTCAGATCCTAATCTTTATTACTACCAGCCTCGTTGGTGTAAGCATATTTACGCGGCTATGTGGGATCTTGAGCGTAGGTTCAATCAAGCGAACACGGCTTCACCGTGGTTACCTCAGCCTAATGATGAGCCTATGAACGAGTGGTATCGCGAGAAGTTTGAAACGGACCTTAAAAAACAAGTCTCCTTCTTAAAGCGAGAACGCGATCTCACTTGGTGGCAGCGTTATTCTCCAACTCAAGATGATATGCCTACTCATATGATGTATCCAGATATGTATAATATGATGTCTAAAACATTAAACGCCGGGGATCTTAATAGCTTTGCTACGTTGCAGGCTGATAACTTCGAGATGTCTACGGTAGATCAGTTCGATCCGTTTGCGCCGATCGATTACAACAACTTGAATTCTTATGACGGAGGAACTTATACCAATGGTGATCAGGTCTCACCACCTGTTAATACCTTAGACGGGGGAACGTATACTAACGGTGAGCTTGTTCCCTCCGCTGCTACTCCTATCAACGGAGGTGTGTACGACTAATGACTTCCACTCCTGTAAATCTTTTAAGTTTACGCTCCAATCAAAACTCTGATCGACCCAAGCCAACTACCTTACAGCTCGGTCAGCTAGCCGTTAATTACGGCTCAGCCGATGGAGGTGTCTATTACGAAGATACCGGCGGCAGTATTAGAAAAATCGGCCCAAATCATTACGGTACTTCCGCTCCTAACTCATCGGCCGTAGGACAAACTGGAAATTCTCTAGGTGAAACCTGGGTAGACAGTAGCGCAGCTACTTACTACATGAAGGTGTGGAATGGTTCATCGTGGCAGATCGTAGGCTCTGCTTTTGCAGATACAGCAACTACAGCCGTATCTGCATCCACAGCTACTTTCGCAAGTTCTGCTGCAGTGGCTTCTGGCGCCGTATTTGCGGATTCCGCCTTACTTGCGTCAGGGTGTATTATCGCCTCTGGGCTACCTATAACTGCTAGTTTGCCTGCATCTTCTCCCGAAGGTACTTTGATGTATCAGGCCGCAGCTCCTTCTGGTCTGTATATTTATGTCGGCGGAGCGTGGGTTCAGGTTTAATCCCTGAGGGTGCTCTTGATAAACCACGCGGACTTGAAGGAGTCTTCAACTAACTGTGCCGCGTAGTTTTCTACATCAGGCGCTTGAACGGTGCGGGCAAGCTCTCCCAGTTCTTTGGCCTGCATTCCAAAATCTTCGATGTTGTTCAAGTAAGTGATTAACATGCTGCGGGTGTCGTAAGACTTGCAGTGCTTCATTCCTTTGTAAGCACCTAAGAGTCCTTTCTGACACATAGGCATCAGAGTATCCATGGTCCGCACGAACTCACTGATTTTATCGAAGTGAGCGACGTGCAACTCGTATTCGTCTTTTAAAAATTCATGGAGAGGCAAAAACAGCGGTCCCTCGACATTCAGATGTACTAGGTGCGCTTGGGTATATAATTGATGAGAGTATGAGGCCAGAGCCACAAGATTCAGAAGAAGATCTTGAAGTTGAGGCTCCGGCTCGACCGAGACAATACGCTCCTCAATCTCCGTGGGAACTAAGTCAGAGACTGGAGTAGATGTAAAAGTCTCGGTGTACGTCATCGTTTAGATCAAGCGGCAACAGCCACTTCTTCTGCTTCGTCGCTTTCTACTGTAGCCGAAGAAGCTACGTTGTTCAGATAGCTTTGGAGAGCGTCTTTGTTGATTCGATAGAGGGACTTAGCACCGGTGGGCTGGAGGTTCACGTAGATATCGCGAGGCCAGCCACCGGGATTGTTCGATTCGGTCAGTGCGATCCGTTTACGGACAAAACCGCTGGAGCAGTTGAGGAATTCTGCAGTCTCAGCGATCGTCAGGAGAGTCTTGCCTTCAAACATCTGCCGTGTGAATGGGGGTGGCTTAGCAATGATAACGAGTTCCTTGTGCGATGTAAAGGTTAAATGCGGTTTTTCATATTCTCTTTATTTTGCTCACGACGCTCATGGTCTTATATGAAACGTATATTAAGAATCGGGTGTAGGATAAAATCAGAGTTAAACTCCCCGCGATGGTCGGTCACGAAGACGGTATGCACAACCTGCATTGCGGCCTGACGCTTGAGGACGAGTTCGTCCTGACCCGTATCCGCGCCAAGGCCAAGGCGCTGTCCAATCGCAGTGACAGAGATCAGTTTTTTTGGGTAATGATTTTAAAGTTCATGTGTAAGGAACGTGCTTATAAAACAGTTATGAATCAAATAGGTGTAAATGTAGACACTAACATTCAGTTGTTCGATGAACCTGAAGATTCGGTAGACTGATTAAATAAATAGTGCGCAGATGGCCTTAGATAATCCGCTGACCAGGCAGTGGTTGGACCTGATTGCCTACGCAGAGGGCACAGATAAAACACGCAGCGGACAAGGCTATCGTACGATGTTCGGCGGCGGCCAAGCTCAGAGTTTAGAACGACACCCGGATACTGTTGTTCGTACAAGAAGTTTCCCGCGTGGGAGCGCCGCAGCCGGGCGATATCAGTTCATGCCGGCTACTTGGGCCGAAGCCGCTAAAGCTAAAGGTCTCAGAACATTCGGACCGCAAGAGCAAGATATAGGTGCGATCTATCTGCTCGAAAGGGCAGGCATCGATCCGACTAGGGATGCCCCCACGCCGGAGAATATTGACAAAGCCGCCCGGATTTGGGCTAGTTTGCCGACTTTACAAGGTAAAAGTTTTTATGGACAGCCTGTAAAATCGCTGAACGATCTGTACGGATTTTTACAACGTCCTGGAGGCGGAGTCCCGTATCAAGTAAATCAAGCCGTCGGTACTCCTTCAGTAAATCTGCCTAGATACGATTTTCAAAGCGCTTTAAAAGACATTGTGTCTCAGTACGCTTTGTCCGGCGGCGGTCAAGCGCAACCTGGAAACCCCAAGGCTGCTCAAGTCTATCTGCAGGCAGCAGAAGCAATTAAAGCAGATCCAGATAAATATGGAGAAGAAGGTTTAGCTTTAGCCGAACAGTATCAGTATAAAGCAAATGAGGCTATGTTTTTAGGTGGCTCGGCATCGGATAACGATCCGACAAAGTTGGTCATGAACATCCTGGGAGCTAAGGCCGCTCAGAAATCTTATGATCAAGGGCAAGCAGCGAAAGAAGCATCTATAAATTCGCAGTTGGCTGCGTCTTCACCCTCTACAGTTTCCGCTGTTGATCCGAACGCATCTTTTATTTCCACTGTTGAGTTAGGTAAGGCGTTACAGCGTAAATTTGGCCAGGCGGGATTACGAATCGGAGAGAATCCGGCTTTTGGCCGCGTGGGCAAACACAGTCCAGGTTCTCTTCATTACCAAGGCCGAGCCCTTGATATAACTGATTGGGGTAGTGGAGATTGGAAGAATAGAACTGTGCAATTAGGTGAGCAGTTACGTCAGGCTCTTCCTGGAGCTGAAATATTTCACCCCGGTTATGACCCTGTTGGAGGTCACCACGAGCATATTCACCTGGGTTTACCTGAAGGTCGTGTTCCTGTTACGCCTGAGTTACTTAAGCTGCTCGGCTGATGGGTATACTTAGAGTAGGATTTTCAATGTTATGGGCGCTTCTCCTCAACAGAAAGCTTTAGAAGCCGCACAGTCTTCTGTAGAAGAAGCTGTCAAGCAAGGAAAGACCCTAGCTAAAGACTTACAGCAACGCGGTAAAACATATCGTAATTGGGCCGGTGATGTTCAAGAGGACATTACTGGTTATTTAGGTTCAGGGCAGGATCCAGCTTCTTATTACAGCCGCATTACCAGCAACTTCGGCGACATGCCGAGTATGCCGCAGCAAATTTCGACCTATCAAAGTCAACTTAATAAAGGAGACTACCCTGTTTTAGGCAGTCCGGCGCATCAGCGGTTTGAAGACACCCTGATGAAGAGCGCCAACGTTTACGACCAGTACATTCAACGCGGATTAAACGAAATTCAACCTCGTTTCGCAGCTATCGCTAAAGACCCCGCCTTCAATCTTCAGTATGATCCTCGTGCTATGCAGTTAGCTCAGGGTGATATTAACCAAGACCAGGTTAAGCGTTTAACCACATATAATGTCTGAGCAAATCCCGGTAGGGAAACACGAGCGTAAAGTAGCTTTCCACGCGGAAGCTCCTTTCGCTAAACATGACTACAGATATCGGCAGCGTGGTGACATCCGAATGGCCGGCGCCGTTTGGGCTGAAAGTCCTTCGGAACGAGGGCAACGGTTGTCGCGCGAATATTTAAGGAAGAAGATGCGGGGAGTTCCTGTTGGACTGGGATTCGGTGAGAACGATAATTTTGGACCAGATAACACCTATGACACTAAAGACCCAATCAAATATAAACACGCCCGAGAGTATTAAAGCAATCACTAAATTCTAAAATACGCTTCTCTGTGTCTTCAGTAGGCGGGAAATAATATAAAAATCCATAAATTTTATTTGTGCTGACACGACTAAAGTCTTTGTCGTCGTTTCTCAATTTCGGATGTTCTTTTAAAATGCACAAGGGCAGATCCAGTCCGATTTTTTGAGCTGCCAGTAATGCTACGTCTGTAGATGTTAAAAACAGCAGTCCTTCTTTAAACTCCCCTAACGTATATTTACGCAGCATCTCCTCCATCCAGACCCGCTGTGCCGACTTGGTAAATCTTTTTTTCTTCGTCCACAGGCTGCGATCAGGAGGTTGCTCGATTCCGGTCAATCGATCGCGTGGTGGATATAAATAAACAGAATCAGCTTTCCAGATCTGTTTTAGTCCTTGATGTTTAGGGCAAAAATATTTATCTGCTTGAACGAGGCTGTTCGCGTTATCGCTGCTAGCAGGATCGAGCCCTATGCGGCCGCCGAAAAAACCAGTGACGGCGGCCAGTACGTCTATAGGTGATACGAAATCTACTTCATTTAGAGGCATCTACAGCTTCTTCAAGCACTTCATTTATTTTATTCTTATCTAAAACATGTATACTCATGCCGTGAATGTCCAGCATAACAACCACGGGGTCTCCAGATTCGCTTTCTTTTTCGATTACCTTGAGGAGTTTCTCAAAGAAAGTAGCTAACTCTTTGTTCATCATTTCCTGAGCCAAGGCCATATCGGTCTTGATCTCATTAATGCTCAGATACTGCGATTTTTCTGAATCACTGGTATTGAAAAACAGCGCACCTTCGCCTTTGTGCGTCTTGAACTCTTCGTAGAGCGTAATGATGTCTCCGATGATCATCCGCACGACATTTGAAGCCATGCGACGTTTAGCTTCACCGCCGGCAAACAGGTTTTGACGAAGCTGCTCAGCTACTTTTTTGAAATCAGGCATTTTTGTCGTACCCCGTAAAGTTGTTCCAAGCATCCGATAGCACCTTAGCGCTGTCGTACAAGTAATTACTTGGATTGTTTTCGTCTGGGTCTATCTTACAATAATGGCGATTTTCTACCAGGCCGGATTTCCCGCCAGAAAGAATACCCTGATGCAATAATTTATCTATTTTTATTGAAGGTACTCCCAGGCGTTCCGCTAAAGCACGTTTCGTGATAAACGCTGTGGTTAAACCATCGTTTTTACTGTTTGCGAGCATCTGCAGCGAAGTATCGATGCTGCGGAGGATTTTGAGAAGTTCAGTTTGAGTGTTTTGAGGTTCAGGCATTACATAAAGATTTGAAGTTGGCATGAGGGAGCCGCTAGACCACCTGGCACCCGGCAGTCTAGATCACTCACCGCCGAAAGGAAAAGACGAAAACTTCCAGCACTCCCTCGTTGTCCCCGTCGGCCTTTCTTACTCTGGGGACTCTTACAGTCTACAGAAGCTTTTCTAGCTGCTCAACAAAATCTTTAGGTTCTTCAATTAAGAGTTTGATAACGGAATTAAGTTTGGACTCATCTGCGGCTTTGCGACGCTCACTGAGAATCAGCCAGTAGCTGTAGGCGTTTAGGAGATACAGATGTGTTTGTTTGGCGCGTAGGGCTTGGGTTCGCCACTTGTCGTAGTCGAAGGCGCTGCTGTGACGGGAACTGCCGGTTTTCAGTTCGAGCTCTCGAATTTGGATTTGAAGCTCGATGTCTTGAATTGTGTACTGTAAAGAGCTGATTTTGGCCCGACACTCAGCTTCGCCACGTGGCTCGTCGTTGTCGGTATAAATCCAGCTCGGTAAATTCTCGACGATGTAGTCAGATCGCCAGAGTACGGGCTTGGCCTGAAGTTCTGTAAAACTCATTCTTGGACAGACGCGTCTATAAGGTTTTGATGCTGACCGTTTACGCAATAGAGAACATGATGCTCGAACTTGATCTTTTTGATTAAATCCAGTCTGAGCAGGCGCTTAAGCCAAAGCAAAATTGAACCCTTTGATGTTCCAAGCGCCTGTGCTATTTCCACTGCTGATACCGGCTGCTCGGATTGTAACACTTCTATCAAATCGCGATGGCTTCTAATTGCGGCGATTCGTTTCTGAGTTTGGAGATAGTCCTGACCGAAATATTTAGGCCGTGATGAATTTTTAGGAGTTCCTGGATTGCTTTGTTCGTCATCTTGCGTTGTGCCCATTTAAGAATGTCAGTGTGCATTTCGGAGCTTACCTTCTTAGCCGGACTGGCGGCTAAGTGCATGTGATGCGGGTTTAGGCAGTTGGCATCGCCGCATTTCATCAGGACCTTGTCCTTCGTGGTCAAATCGACCCCGTGAAATTTGGCGTAGATAAAGCGCCGAGGCCGCATGAGGGTGCCGTCCACCATGTCGACCAGTCGTTTCGGCAAGACTGAAGCATACAGGTGCTCGGTTCGGTCGATCACAAATTTGTGCTGCATCAGCCAGTACTGGAAGCGATCGGAGGCTGAAGCCGCTGAGCCTTGCTTGAGTTCGCTGGTGCAGATCGGGCAGGCAAAAGCCGTAGCCAGCCGACAGCGACGGTCGAAATCGGATTTGAGGAGCGCTACGGGAGGTGTCCGGCGACATTGGCAGCTCGCGACAACAGTCGAGCCGTGGTGAGCAACGGTCAGGTAATCGAGCTGTTCCAAGCTGTCTGGGGTTCCGTCCGGGATTGGGACGGTTTCGACGTCCAGCAGCCCGAACATGAGCAGAAGCACGGAGTTACACATGGGGTACACACCGATTGCAAAAGTATCGTAGCTCACAGAGTGCTTTGTCTGAGGAGGCGCAGAAAGTATCCGGATTTAAAGTTTTGTCTTGAATTGGACTCATGAGACCGTCGCTAAGCGCACCTAGTGCTTTGGAGTGAGGGGTACGAGTACGAGGGTAATAGAAAAATATTTCTATTTCTAAGAGCAGTTAACGCAAATTGCGCAACTCACCTGAGACTTTTGAGAATCGACCTAAATTCGAGTATTTAAAAAGTCAGCAAGGGTCGCATTACTACGCAACTTATGGAGTGCCTTAATTGTTATAAAGTACCACTTAATTATTGAAATCCGTACATATCTCTGCACAGACGCAAATTACGTTAAGTACGAGACTCGAAAAACTTTTTTTAGGGGTTGTGTTTTTCTAGAGCGCTGTGGTATTTAGCGCTGGCAGAGGGTTGACAGTTTACGACTTAGTAGTCCTATACTTGGATTACTTACAGGTCGACCATGGATTACAGGACTTCTGCTAGGAACAAGACTATGGAATCACCTGATACCGAATTTTGGCGGCTGTGCCGACAGCGGGGCTCAGAACTCAACGTGCCCGCCTGGATGCTTGCTGAGGAAGGTTTCTGTCATGAGCAACAAACGTTACGGAAGCCAGCTTCCGGGTCTACTAGGGGTTGACGCTAGGCGCCAGGGAAGTTAAGCTCTTCGGGCGCACTCGCGTTTTACATGAAAATCAAAACCAAAGAAGACGCTCAACAGTACTGGGGTCAGTACGCCTCAAAGGAAGCTCGGATGGAGCGGTTCGAGCGTATCTACACCTTGTATATACAGGACGGCTTGTCGCTTCAGCAAATTGCGGAGCAGTTCGGTATTTCCAAGCAACGAGTCCATCAAATTCTTTTAAAGGAGGCAAATGAGCCAGAACTGCTTGCTATTAAACGGCGGGCAGATCTTGTCGAAAAAAATACTTGGCGCACAAAAGAAATTGAATATCAAATTGAACAGGGTTTAAGCTGCTCAAAAATAGCGGCCATGCTGGATATCTCCGTAAACGTCGTTAAGAGAGTCAGCGCTCGCTATCGTAAAGCTAAGAGATCAGAGATCCGATAGAATACACGATTAGGAGGGGTACTGTAGCTGATGCCCGAGGTTAACAGTCCGCCGTGCCCCAATCACGGGTATTTACCCCGTTCGCTTCACCCTGAGAATTTTCGCGGCGCGGTCGACGCTATCGTAGAAATAATCGACACGATTTCCGGCGTGGGAACCATAAGTTACACCAGATGTCCTTATGGATACGATGCTTCTTTCGGCGGTCTTGTTCGCGCATTAGAAGATTTAAATTCATCTATTAGCGGTATTGCTCCTGGTGTTGTCGGCGGCTCCGGAATTTATATAACTGAAAGTGGCGGTGTTTCTGTTGTTAACGCTGATTACGGCGTTATAACTTCCGGCGGCTTGGCGGCAGGCGCCAACGTCAATTTTTCGTATATTCCTGGTCAAACCGTTATCAATACGGCTGCTGTTCTTAGCGGCGCCGCTGTCGCGGTTAATGTGCAGGATACAGCGCCTATTGGTATTGAAGGTGTCTTGTGGTATGACACCAATCAAGGACGTATGTTTGTTTACTCGTCAGGATCTGATCCTGGTTGGTATCAGACTAACGCAGATGCCCTTGCTATTAAGAGCGATTACGCTCCTTCCGGCACAGGTCTTAACGGTCCTACCCGAGATGGACTGCTGTGGTACAACACTCAAATCGGTTCTCTGTTTATTTTTGACGCCACTACAAGCGGTTGGTATGAGGCCGCGCCCGGCGACAAAGGTGCTTCGTATTCGACAGGCGCCCCGATCCCCGAGAAAGAAGGAGAACTTTGGTACTCTACAGATGAGTCTGTGCTTAAAGTATGGGATGGCACTTCTTGGGTTTCGGTGTAGACTATCCGTGTCTCATATGATTTGACATGGCGAAGCCCAAGGGCCAAACCCTCATCGAACGTAAGCCTAAGACCACTTCTATTGGGCATAGTGTGCTTTCTCGGCCAAAGCGTCGCGGAAAGAAGAAATACAGGGGCCAAGGAAAATAACTAGACTGAATTAAAATAAAGACGAAAGTGGCGTTAACCATCTTTAGGGCTGGGGAGGACATTGGAGTCGGCGATATCGTCGCAGTTACCTCGAACAGCGTGGCTCGCAAAGCCGTTGTTGGTGACGCCACCCGTTTCAAAGCCGTCGGTGTAGCTATTAGTTCTGGTTCGTTACACGCACCGGTTCAGATCATCGTCGACGGTGAAGTTCACACCTTCAGCGGGCTTACTGCAGGTGACTACCTTTATTTAAGTAATACTCCCGGCGGGTATTACACCAGTTACTACCCGATGGTTTCTGGTCTTAACGACACTCTTTACGGATCTGCCAACATCGCCGCGTTTGCCAGGGCAACTTCCAGTTCCGGCGTGGTGTTACAGCCTTCTACTTCGTTATTGGCTGACGTATCAACTCCCTACATTGTCACTGAAGACAGTCCAACTGAAGGAATTTACACGATTCTTACTGAAGACGGCGATATAATTGAACAAGAGGGCTGAGCAACGTGGCTTCAGAAAAGATTTCTCAGTTTAGTAGTCTTACGACCGTTGCCAGCGGCGATTATTTTCCCGTTGTAGACGTATCGGAAGCTCTAGACGCTAATAAGAATAAAAGTGTACAAATTGGTGTACTCGATGATCGTTTCGTCAATACCGACGGCGATACGATCACCGGGACCCTGACTGCTAGCGGCATTGTTGTTCCGAGCGGTGGCTCCCTCACCATCCTCGATGGCGCGTCTGTTACCGGTCTTCCTGACACTACCCAGCTGATTAACAGGTCAATCCCTGAGATCAACCTTAACCTGATCAAAGGCGATACCTGGGACGGGTTCTACATGTACTTACAGGAGGCTGACGGCTCTCCTGCTGATCTCTCTAATTCTACTGTAAACTCCTACGCACGTACGTCGACTTACGACGTCATCACTGATCTCAACACCACCGTTGTTACTCCCGGCTCTGGTTATATTCGGGTCTGGGCCTCTTCTGCTCAGACTAATCTTCTCCCCACGACTTCTGGTCAGCAAATTTACTGGGACGTTCAACGCACTCACGATGAACTGGCGGCTGGTGTCTCCGGATTTGTTAACAGCGCCTCTGGCACTTTGGCTGTTGTAACGACCACTTACCCCGGAGTCTCCCGCTACGACTCCGTGATCGTGAGCGGCGTGGCTGTGTCCGGCCTGCCTGCTAACGTTTATGACGTTCTGTACCCGACTAATGCAAGCGGCCAGAATCAACTGAATCTGATTACATCTTCAGTTCCGTACCAGTTTGCTATTCCTGAGCTATCAACTTCGGGTACAAATGTTGAAGCAACTGGCGTATATGCAACCGGTATCGCTCTTTATTCGCGTAGAGTCGATACAATGGTGAGAGGAATCGTGTTCGTCACTCTCCCCTGACGGAAGTTTTAAAACATGGCTGACGTAAACGCAACGGTAATCACTATTGGTCGGTCGGCCCCGATTCCTAAGGGCCAACAGACGATGCAGGAAAGCCTGCCCGTTGTTGTTGCCAGCGACCAATCTGCTGTTCCCGTCAGCATTCAGAACCAGCAGATCTCTGAAGTCAGCCTGAGTCTGCTCGGTATCCCTCGTACCGAAACTGCTCTCGGTATCTTCTCCGACGTCACTACTTACGACGTCAACCCCAACGAATGGGAGAGCGAAGGCGGTGGCCTGACGACTCACCTTCCTAGTGAGAGTGCTGCGAAGATCTATCTGCCCGCAGCTAGCGGTAGCACCACTCAGATCCTCAGCAGCAAGCGGTTTTTTCGCTATCAGCCTGGTCGCGTCAGTTCCGCTACGTTCGGCGTTCGCTTCTCCGAGTCGACCGATGCGACCGACGTCAAGAAAGCCGGCGCTTTCGACAGCAAGGACGGCTACTACTGGGAAGTTCAAGGCGGCGCTCAGGACTTCACTGGGGATGCTCGCACTAATAAGAACTTCAATTTCTACTGCGTTCGCCGTAGCAGCGCATTCGAGACTGACGCGACTGGTATCCGCAACCCGGACGCTGGCGACGGCGATGTCGGTACTGCTGGCAGCGATCTGGTTATCGTCCGTGGCGGCCTTACATATGTTCACGCTGCTCTTTACGATCGCAGTCTCCGGGACGCTTCTAGCGGTGTCAACATTGGCAGTAATGCTTCGTCTAACGGTACAACGACTGTTTCGTCGAGTTTCTTAACAGTCGCTAGCGGCAACCAATACACCTACGAGTATCGTGTTCCCCGGCGTTACTTCTCGGGGGATCGTCTCGATGCTCAAACTGCGACCCTCTTCTACTCTGATAGGACGCCTGGAAAGAGCAGCTTTACACTGCACGCTAGCGGTACTGCTAATACTCCTTTAGTTTCCTATATCGACGGTACTGCTGTTACTGATGACGTCGGTAACCTGCAGACCGATACCTCCGTTTGGGACTTTGACTTCACCAAAGTCACCATGCTCAAAGTCGACTACTCCTGGTACGGGGCAGTCGGCGCTCGTTTCTTCGCTTATATTCCCGACTCCACAACTACGGGCAATGCCTCGTGGGTGCGAGTTCACGACATTCGCACTTCAAACCAGCTCGTCAGCCCGAGCCTGTCGAATCCGACTCTGCCGATTACTTACGTCGCGCAAAAGTACAACAGCGCCAACGAATCCGCCATCTATAAGTACGGCGCTTCGTATTACATCGATGGCGGCGACACCGGCACCGTTGTTGCTCGCTCCCAGAGCAACGCTAATGACCGGGGTGTGAGCACCGCTGGTGAGGCTCTGTTGGCTGTCCGCGTAAAGAACGAAGTCAACGGTGTGCGCAACCGGATGCAGGTCTATCCGACCCGTCTGGGTGTCGGTGCTGGCTCTCGCGGCACGGTCAAACTGATCAAGAACCCCGTCTACGTGTCAGGCGTCGCGTCCTTCACCAGTGCCGGTACTCTGAGCCCCGTCGAGTACGCGGACGTTCCTTCCGGCACCGTGCCCATCGTCAGCGGCGGCGTGACCGTGGCAACCTTCTTCGTTGGAGCCGGCGGCACCGATATCGATCTGTCTCCTTACTTCGCTTACAACAAGGATTACCTCTCGTATCCGTTAACTGCTGCATCCGGTGACGCTCTTTATGTGGTCGCCAACAGCGCAACCGGTACGATGGATGTGAGTAGCTCCCTCGTTTGGGAGGAGCAGGTGTAGGCGGTACTTCATGACGACTTTAAGTGGGTTCTATCAACTCCCTGATGATGCCGCTCCCGCAGGTCTGACTCGCGTCGATTCAGACCTAATCAACTATTTGGATGGTCGGCTGCTCTACGCTTCGGGCACTGACGTACCTGTAACCGCACCGCTGGACGACCTTGTTGTGTCGTCCGGCACTGCGTATCCGGTCGTTATTTCTAACACTGTCGATTCGACGGTTCCGGCGCTGGATCGCACCGATAGTCAGTCAGAAGTTTCGTTCAGCCTTCTGGGTATCCCCAAGGATGAGCGTCAGTTAGGTCTGTTCTCCGTCGTCAACAGTTACGGCGCCGATCCGCAGAACTGGCGTGGCGATACGGGGGGCGGTTCAAGCTACACCTATTATTACGATCCGACGTCGTACACGTTCGACGGCGATTTCGGGTACTACGAGCGCGAAATTAAGTCTGAGAGTGCACTGCAGGCTTACGTTTATCCGAAAGCCCGTAGCTTTAAGTATCCATTTGATGATGGCACTGGCCGGTATCCCGGAGATAAAACCGATGGTGTGATGACTCAGTTTTGGGAGACCAAACGGGCTTTCCGATATCAACCGGGTCGTATTACGGGCGTCACCATGGGCGTTCGTATGTCTACGAACAGCCAGCACACAGGCGAAGTTATTACCTGGGGCGTTCGTAACTCCGTCGGCGACGGTTATTACTTCCAGCTTGAGCGCGGCACAGATCTTTACGTTGTCCGGCAATCAGGCACGCTCGGGACACTGAAAGTTCCTCGGGATTCCTGGAACGGTGACCCGATCACGATCGACAGTAACGCCGCGTGGAGTTTCGACCTGCGTAAGGTCACCATGTTCGCCGTTCAGTTTGGATGGTACGGCGCTATCGGTGCTGAGTTTTACGCTTACGTACCCAGCAACTACCGCGATGCCCGTTGGGTGCGTTTGCACAGCATTACCGCTTCCAACGAGTATTCGCTGCCCAGCTTGCGTTCACCTTTTATGAAGGTGTTTACCCAAGCACGTACAACTGCGGGTACGACGCAGCCGGCTTTCATCAATCTGTACGGCAGTAGCGTTTATATCGACGGCGGTGATGATGGCACGCTGGTTACCGGCAGTGCTTCAATGCCCGAAGCCAAGCTGATCGATTCGACTGACCGGTCGATCCTGGGTCTTCAGCTCAAACCCTCGATCAACGGCGTTCCGAACCAGCAAAACATCTTCCCCATCAGTTTGGGCCTGCGGTCGGACGTCGACGCCAAGGTCACGATGGCGTTCGAGACCCTGCCGAACAACATCAACTACACGCCCGGTTTTGGCACAACGCTTAGCCGGGGTTCGAGCACACCGATTACCGTCGCGCGTCTCAGCGACACGACTCTGAGCGGTAATTTCCCGAATATTTCAGGTGAGCTCGTTGGCAATCTTAACTATCTGGACGGGCGCCGGGTCAAAGTCGAGGGGGCCGGGATCTACCGTACGCACGTCTCTAATTTTGATTCGGGTCTGTCTCAGATCACGGTCGACCGCGAGTTGCCGGCCAGTGTGACCTCGATTCGCCTGTCGCGATTCAACGCGTGGGCGATGAGCAGTGGCACGATCCCGAGTGGAGTTACCCAGGGTTCATTGTTCTACCGGACTGGCGGCGGTTACTGGCGTCTGGGTCTGGTGCCCGAAGCCAACACCGCTGATTGGGATCCCGAAACTCAGCAGGTCTGCTGGTTTGCTTCTAAGTATCCTGGTTTAGCTTATAGCTCCCTGGGTGCTGTTACGGGCGAGAGTCCGTTCCCACTTGAGCCTTATCAGCGTCAAAGTTTCGTCGTTGCGACTGGTGCTACGAACACGACAATCACGGCCGGGGGTCAGTCGATCACGGTCAGTGGTGTAAGCCCTTATCCCCTGCGTGTTGTCGCTGAGCTTCAGGATAATGCGACTGTTACAGACGTTCTGTACACGACCGCACCTGAAAGTGTTATTACGTTGCCTGGTAGTGGCACCAGCGTAACCTTGCCGACCTGGACTGCTAGCGGTGTGACGCAAACTTCTGCGGCGGCGGGCGGAATAACCTACATCGGCAGTGTGTTTGAAAACGCGCCGAATCGAGCTAATTCAGCTGCTTTAGTTGATACTCAAGGGTATCGCGTGCTTTCTAATCCAAACCGCGTGGCGACTTATTTTGTTCAAAGCGGAGAAGCTGTTCAATACGACCTTAGCCCTGTGTTTGGCTCGGATAGAATGTTTATTGGAGGTGCTCCCGGCACGATCGAGAACACTGGTGCTCTTTTTGTTACTGCATCGGCTCGACAGGGCTCAGGTTACATCACCGCTACTCTTGACTGGGAGGAGCAACAGTAATGTCCGACGGTTTAATCGCTGCCCTTAACCTAAGTGATGTAGCGAGTGTAGATAAATCTTGGGATAATTTAGGTGCCGCTGTTACTTTTACCGTAAACGGTACACCGTACACCATTAATGTTACTGGCGAAGATATTATACAGATCAGCGGAGCGCATTTCGCTAATAATGAAGATTTTTTCCAGTTACGGGGAATCAGTTCGCCCGTTCAGCCCCGACTTAACACCGCTACCTTTTTAGTTGCCAGCGGCATCTCTGGCGATTCCTCGCGTTTACTGAAGTCAGGACCCGTATCGAGCGGTCGTTATGTACTAAATCCGGGCACGCTGAGCGGTGTCAATATTCAAACTAACGGTGTTGATGTCGGATCTATCGGCGGGTCACCCTTTGTCGGTTCGGGAGCTATCAGCCCTATCGATCTGAGCCATATTCAGATCACGTCGGACCTGCGTGGAGCAGATACTTATGGCTCGGGAGTTATCGCTTCTGGTGTTAAAGGCGTCCCGGTAGAATATGGTGACCTTATACTATACATACGGACTCAACCTGTGTAGAGATGGCTCAGCAATACGGTCTAGGTGTCGATAATAATTTATCTGACGTTGAAGATAATGTAACAGCCCTAAGGCAGTTAGGTTTTGAACCTCAAGATCTTTATATTTTAATCAATACTGGAGCTTCCGGTGTTGTCGGTTCCGACTACGCTAATATATCAGGTTTAAAGTATCATCTAGAGCCTCAGGTAGTTAATGTATTAGATAGAGCGTCTGGTCTTATTAATACTCAAAACCTTTATGTAGCTAATTCAGGAGATTATAATGTGGGTTCTTTATATTCAGATAAGATAAACTCAGACAGAGGGTACGCTGATTTAGGCAATTCTATTTACGCTACGTCGAGCGGTTCCTATTTTTCTACTACCAATCCCTCTGGACTGTATTCCCAAGGTGGTCAGTATAAGCTTGGTCCTGTTAGAGCTACTACATTAGCTACCGCCGGTCTAGGTTTTTCTGGGTCTATTGTTACAGATTGGAGCTCTAAATACGTTAAATATAAACAGTATGTTGTCTTAAAAGATGACACCGGTACGGTTTCTCAGTATGTGCCGACTTACCTTGCACCGCCGACGGTAATGCAAGGTAATGCGCTTTGGTTCGACAGCGAATATAGCGATTTTACTGTCGACGGGGCGAACAAGATTTCGGAGTGGAAGGACGTTAATGATCGAGGCACTTTAGTTCAAGCAACTTCCGCTGCGCAGCCGACTTATACAGCGAATCTGCTGAACGGTAAGCCCGGCGTGGTGTTTGCCGGCAGCCAGAGCCTGACGATGCCTGAGTTGCATCCGCTCGTACCTCAGGCTGCGACTGTAGTTACGATATTCAGAACCGCAGATACGTCGTACAACATTCTGGGTACTGTAAATAGCAGCTCGAATCGTTGGCGGGATACTGGCGGCAACGGCAATTTAGGTTTATTTACGCGGGCTATTGAGGCTAACTTCCCGCTAAGTATGCCTGCTGTTGGAAACTACTACAGCAGTATTCGAATCAGTCAAAACTACGGGCTTGAGTTCCGCCTCAATAACGTTCAGCTTGATTTCGAGCCTGGTTCTGGGTTTACATATGATTCCACTGGTACGTTTGTTGTTGGACGTAGCGCTTCTACGGCCGGTTCGTTTACCGGTGATCTCTACGCTATTTGTATTTTTGACCGTATCTTAACTGATCAAGAGTTGGCTACTATAGAGGAGTACTTCGCCTGGCGTTACGATTTCGTTTACGACCCTTCGAGGACTCAAACTCTAGAACTTGAGCTCGGCGGTGATATCCAGGACGAAAACGACAACGCCTTCGTGTTCGGCTAAGCCATGACCAGGATCAGTGCTCTGAGTGATATCGGGACCAGCGTGGCCTCGAACGATGTTTTTGTACTGGTCGACGTAAGCGACCCGACAACGCCGAATAAGAAGATTCAGCAACAGAACCTGTTTCTTATTCCCGATGGGTCCGTTAGCACCCCCGGTTTGAGGTTTTTAAACGATATTGATTCTGGGATTTTTCGTGATGGTTCCAATACGTTTGTTATTGCTACCGGGGGCTCTGAACGTCTTCGAATTGATTCTAGTGGCCGTGTAGGGATTGGCACTACGTCGCCCGGTAGCTATGAAACATCCGCAAATAACCTTGTCGTAGCTGACATCGGTAACGGTGGAATAACTATTGCAACTGGTACGTCATCATACGGGTCAATCTATTTCGCTGACGGAACCACTAGCGCGGATAAATATAGAGGCGTTCTTGAGTATAACCATAGCAATAATGCTATGGCATTTTGGACAGATGCAACCGAACGCGCCCGCATCGACAGCTCCGGCAGGCTGTTAGTTGGCACGTCTTCTAACTTGGCCCCTGACGGGTTTGCATCAAAATTACAAGTAGCCGCTACAGACTACACGGCATCACTTGTTTTGCGTCGTGAAGGAAACGATGCCGGTTCGCCTACTCTTATTTTTGCCAAAACCAGATCGGGTTCTCTTGGTGGGTCGACAGTCGTTAACAATGGGGATATCGTTGGTAATATCGCGTTCTACGGTGCCGATGGAACCGATGTAGACAGTACGGCAGCCTCAATCCAGGCCCAGGTAGACGGCACCCCTGGCGCTAACGACATGCCGGGCAGGCTTGTCTTCTCTACCTCCGCCGACGGATCGAGCAGCCCTACGGAGCGGATGAGGATCAGTAGTGACGGCTCTGTATCTATTTCAACGGGTGGCTCAGGTTATTCCACCTTGTTTAGATACGGAGCAAATGAAGACAACTTCATTTCTCAAGGAGCTAGTGGTAACACTGTTTTCAGGAATCACAATAACAGTGAATATGCTCGTATTGACAGCTCCGGCAGGCTGTTGGTGGGAACTTCGAGTGCGCGTACCAATTTGTATAAAGCAGGCGTTTCTGCTCTTTTACAAGTAGAAGGTGTTTCAGGCTCTGATGGGCGCCGGATGGTGCTTGCATACAACTCAAATGACGGTGGAGCACCTGAATACACTTTTGTTAAATCAAGGGGTACTTCTTTAGGATCTAATACAGTTGTCCAATCTGACGATGCAATTGGGTCAATTTACTTTAACGGTACAGATGGAACCAGCGATATTTCTGCAGCAGCGATTACTGCTGCTGTAGACGGCACACCCGGCACTAACGACATGCCTGGCAGGCTCGTGTTCGCTACCACCGCCGACGGAGCGAGCAGCCCGACGGAGCGGATGAGGATTACAAACGGTGGATGGCTAAAAGCCAGTAACTCAGGTGCATATTTTGATGCTGTCGCCGCCTTCCATGAACTTCGAAGCAATCAAA